TAATATATTATTATACAAATCTATTAAACTAATCATTTATGAAAAAGGTTATTTATTTTGCAGTATTGGTAGTTGTATTACTATCTGCTTGCAGTAGTGAGAGTGATTCGCGCATTGAAGTGTCTGTTACACAGCAGAAAACAATTACTTTCTTGTGTAATGATTTTACGCAACGAACGGAGAATATGACAGAGTAAGTCGTGACTCGTGTTCCAGAAACAACGTCCTTGACGGCAGATGGTATCGGTATGACCGACCTGTGGTTGTTCGATTATGTAGGAGAAGAGCTGAAACAGACGGTACATCAGGTTGCTACTGATGATGACTTGGGTAAGCCTTCTGTTAAGCTTGACTATGGTCAGCATGTCATTCGTATTGTGGCTTCTCGTGGAAATCACCCTACTCTATCGTCTGATGTTATCACATGGGAGAAGGCAAGTGATACCTTTGCTAAAGAGGTTAATGTGAGTGTTGCTTCGGGAATGGAAACTGTACAGCGTATTACACTGGAACGTGTTGCCACGCGTTTGAATGTTAAGATTACGGACGTTGTACCCCCGTCAGCTGCTACCCTGGACTTAGAACTTGCGACATGGTATAAGTCACTTAGCGTTCCTTCGCTCTTTGCTGTTAATGATAATGCAACACATTATAGCATTAATATTAAGAAATTCATAGGAACAAAGAAGGCTTCCTTGGCGGTATATTCGTTATCACCTTCAGCAGAAGCGTGGAGTACGAATGTAACATTGGTGGCTAAAGACGAAGACGGGAAGGTGCTTTCACAAATCGTTGTGCCTTCTGTACAGATGAAAATGAACCGTACAACAGTCCTCTCTGGCGAACTATTTGGGAAAAGTAAACAGATGACTTTTGCTCTTAACACACAATGGAACGAAGATTATGCACAGAATTTCTGATTATTTATACTTTAAGGCTTGCTGTCGAGTGTTTTGCTCGACAGCTGTAGCCACGTTCCTTCTCTTTGGATGTGAAAAGCCTTATACCGACTTAGAAACTTCTACTAAACATCATTCGAGTCATATTGGCGACAAAAAGGGAACAGATAGCTTAAATACACAGCGTGAAATGTTCTTGTTTAAGAATGATACATCTTCTTTTTACGTTGCCAGTTTGGAACTCTTTCCATTTCAATATGATGATATAAGCGGGTTATATCAAGCCGTATGTAAGCGTATATGGCCTTATCGATTACCAACAAAGAGCGAAGCTTTACTCTTACGTCGTTACACATTACCTAATGGATGATGGGGTGGTAAGCGTTGTTTATGTGTTGATAACATTAGTGAGAGAGGGGATGAAAAAAGGGTTTTCTACTCTTTTCGGTGGGGTGGAGGTGCTGTTACGCCTATCGGAATACGCACGCAATACGCTATTAAACCTATTCGTACACAACGCTTTACATCGAAAGAGAGAAGTCACGCGATAGATATAAACGAAAAATGGAAACATAATTATTATATAAACTTTTAATTAAGTATTTTAGTACGTAGATATTTTAGTACGAAAGTATTTTTATAAAAACAAAGTATTCTATTAAATTATATTTTTTACTATAAATAAAACTTTTAAGTAAAATAGTTTGGTAGTATTGACAAAATATAGTATTTTTGCAAGTGATATATTCACAGTGCTTCTTGTAGAACGAATTGAAAATATAATATGGGTAAACTTAAAGAAGTGTTGGCGTTTGTCAACAACAAGGGTGGAGTAGGGAAGACTACTACCGTCCAGAGTGTAGCCGCAGGTATTCTGCGTCTGAATAAGAAGGCTAAAGTCTTGTGTATTGACCTCGACCCACAAGGTAACATGTCGTTCCTAATGGGATGGGAGAAGGTAAAGGCTGACTATTCACCTGCTCTTACCGTGGCAGATGCCTTACGTGATGGCAGTAATAACTCCTTACCAGTCTACAAGAAGAGTGATCGCTGGTATTACGTGCCTGCCTCTTCACTGTTGAATAGTATAGACCCTGATTTACATCGTCAGATGCAATCAAAGTTGGTTCTGTGCCAGCTCTTCGGTAATGAGTTTACAGATATGTCCGGTGACTTTAAGGAAGGCACACGTTGGATTAGTGAGGCGTTCGACTATGTTCTAATAGATTGCGCTCCGTCGCTTTCAGAGCTCACTTATAATGCTCTTGGTGCTTCTACCGGTGTTATTATTCCTGTGCAATTAGAGGGTCTTTCAGTAAGTGGTATAGGTAAAATCCTAAAAGCGTGCAAGGATGTTCGCAAGATGTTGAACCCTGACCTTGAAGTGAGAGGTCTGTTACTCGCTATGGCTGACGAACGCACCAATATGACAAAGGATATGGTGAAGTATCTCCGTGATACTTACGATGAGATTGTTTTTGATACTCGCATCCGTCGTTGTGTTAAGATAGCCGAGGCGCAGCTTCAGTTACGCAACATCTTTGAATATGCGCCTTATTGTACCGCAGGAATCGATTATGAGGCGTTTGTAAAAGAATTAAAGAAAACATATAAAGCATAAAGTTATGGGAAAAGATTACGGTAAGCGTTTGAAGGTCGGAGAGACACCTATGATTACGCAGACAGAGAATTATATGGAAAAAGAAGTCTTATCTACAGAGGGAAATGTTGCTAATGTTGCTACGCCTACAGTGGTACAGCCTATGGCTCCAATCGGCAACTATGCGCAACGCCTTACAGGTCGTCAGCAAACAAAGGGTATTGTTATTGATATGCCCGTTGACATTTATCGTCGTTTGCGTGATGTGAAGGACTATCTTCCTGGAGAGACATTGAAGTCTCTGGCACTTCGTGCTGTCGTTGAGTTCGTTGAACGTAATAAAGTAAAATAGTTGCGTTGTTTTAGAAAACAATTGCTATGATTTAGAAAATAGTTGCCTTGTTTTAGAAAAATGAAAGGTATATATGATTATTCTTTTTATTCTGTATTCTACTAAGCTGATAATATGAATATTGAGTATATTAAGTATAAACGCACATAGAAACCCTTTGTACAAAAGACTTTGGCGTATGTTTTTTCTAAAACAAGGCAACTGTTTTCTAAAACAAGGCAACTATTTCCTAAAATAAGGCAACTGTTTTCTAAAACAAGGCTATTAAATAAGTATTCCAAAGATACATAATATGGGATATAAACGTGTTAATAAAGATAAGCGACTTTCTTTATTGGAAAGTTCTAATGTAATCTTTGCTGACCTTAGGGAATCTAAGTGGCTTTACAACCCTCTTGTTTATTCTCAGATTAGTGGAGATTTTACGTTGATGCAGCAGCGTATCTTGTTGGGTATCGTTGAGAAACTACAGCAACGTATTATTGATAGTGTTGCTGAAAAGGAAAAGAATAGAACTTTCCCAGACATCTTCGATTATTCTTCTTTGATGCAAAGGGATACACTCGACTTTACACTTTCAGCTGTAGACTTGGGTGTTGGTCGTGATCATTACGATGATTTGGAAGACGCTGCAAAGGTTCTTAGTTCCATTACTATGAAATATCCCGTATTCGATGGTCGTGGACGTATTAGTAAGTATGTAGTTGCTTCTTTATTTCCTCGTATAGAATTGCCTAAGAGCGAGAACGAAATACGCCGTACGGGCATGTTACGTATCGTTATGCTTACAGAGAATATCCGTGAGATATTCACTATGCAGTATGGTTACGTGATGCACCTTTCGCACATTGCACGGATATGTAATAAAAAGCGTACCCCCCGCCTTTATATCTACCTAAGTCGTTATCGCGACATTGGTCATAAGAAAGTCCCTTATACAGACCTTCTTGAATTTCTGGGGCTTACTGATGAGTATTTCAGGCAAACGAACGAAGGGAAGAACCCTTATAATAATTGGAGTAACGTCCGTATCATGGTTCTTGATCCTGTAAAGAAAGAAATGGATAAACTGATGGAACGTGGTGAGATTGATTTCTCTTTTGAGTACTCACCAGTCTATCCAGCAGGTAAGAAGCGTGGTGCACCAGATGAAGTTGAGTTTGTTATCAAGAAGGGTCAGCTTGCGCTCTTGCGTGATGCGAACAATCACAGAGCTTCGTCTGAGATAAAGTTTATTGATAGTTATGTGGCATGGTGTCCAGAACTCTCTGCTTATGCTTTGCGTATGCTTATGTCAGACATGGACGATGACCAACTGCAATCCTTCCTTGAATTTGCTTATAAGAATATGCGACGTATCGTTGAGCGTAAGCAGCCTGACGATGTGGCGGCTTATGTAATGGGTGTTTTGCGTAAGTGGAAGCGAGACTATCAGACGAGGAAAGAACAGCGTCAGACTGATTTATTCGGTCCAGCAATCGTTCCTTCTGTTGTAAAGGATGAGCAGCCTGCTTTTGTATCTGGTGCGTTGTCTACAGAATGGCAAGACGTTTTAACGGCATACGGTGATGGTCTTTTTGCTTCATTGCTCCATGGCGCAAAGCATATAGGCTCTTATCTTGGTAATATCAATGTCGAGTTTGCAACGGAAGAAGAACGTGATACTTACCTTTCACTTTGTAATGATAAGAAAAATCAGACTGAATATAAACGCCTGATTTCTATTATAAAGAAGGCTATTGGTAGAAAAGATAGTGGTGTCTGTCTGATTACTTCTGTGTTAGAAAAAAGATAAAGGATTTTCAACACTCTCTTTGAATCTTATAGCCCTTAAAAAACTAAGGTATATACTTTGCGAACGTAAAGTATATACCTTAGCATCATAAAGTATATACTTTACGTCAAAATGATTCAAAGAGCTGATAAAATTTGAAGTTCGTAATCACTTTTAAGTTTACTATCATATACTACTATCTTCTACCCATTTCTCACATCGTATAGACTGTATGTTACAAACACTGACTGACTTTCTCGCAGTGAGTGCCAGCACAGTGTGCGTAGTCGTGGGAAGATTGGTTGTATTCTTCAAGGAACTTAATCATCTATTATCAATAGTCCACTCAAATAATCATATTCCTTCTTGTATCGTGCAACTCTTTCGAGATCTTTCGCTACTGGATTAGTAAGACGAGAAAGATCCATATTGTGAGTAAGGTCGTGCATCTTTACTACTTTTGCAAGAGCATTGCTTTTAATACGTTGAATATATGTTTCCCTATCAGGCGCAAGGTGATGATTTAACAATCGTAAAGCTACTGCTAACTCTTCCCTATCAGTATCTGATAATGGACTTTCTAATTTCTCATCTAACAAGTTAAGCACTTGCTCAACGGAATTCGGAGTATCTTCACTTGCATCGTGCAGATAACCAACAACCTGCTCTTTCCAAGTGCTTCCCATTTTGGCAACAGTTGTAAGATGACCTGTGAAGTAATCAACTCCAGCTTTATCTACCTGTCCTCTATGTAGCTGACAAGCTAAAGCTGCTGCACATTGTACGATGCTCTTTTCTTGGTTTTCTAACATTACTAATATTGAGTTTATATGTAACAAAATCTCTATAAACCTACTCTAAGTGACTCTATCATAGTACAAAGATACTTCTTTTTAGGAACACTTCAACACTTTAATCCTCCTAATTTCATAGTACTATAGAACTTTTACAGGATGTCCTTAATTTTCTTTTAGACAAACGAAGTAAGCTGGTTCTCCTGATAGGCTTACTTTCATTATAAATCCGCTCTCCCTTAGTATGCTTGCGTAAATCGACAATGGGTCGCCTAATGTACAAGGCCATGCTTTGAAGAACTGGCGTAGTTTAGCATCTGTATAAACCTCGTCGCAAGTGCTTTCATCTTTAGCTGGTTTATAGTGTTGAATGAAAGCATTAATTTTGTCTGAGATAACGTAATCTTCAAGTGAAACACCGCTACTTTTTTCTTCTTCGTTATTGTCTTTTTTCATATTATTGAATGTTTTGTTTAATTAATTAAAGCAAAGGTATAATTTTTAATCAATATGTTTTGTGAATTTAATGTTTTTATTTAACTTTGTCGACAAAATAATAAGATAATGAAGTATTACTACAAACTACCTGCGCTTTCTGAAACGGGAAAGCGACTTCGCAAGTTTAATTCTCTGGCTATCCTTGCTATTCGTCGAGCAGATGCTTATGCAAAGCGAATGGGGGCTGTGGCTTACCATTCTTCTAACGATGCGTTTGCTGGTGGTGTAGCTTTTCTTATCTTTGAGAAGGAACCTAATCCTGCGGTGTTTCGTGTAGCAACTAAGATTGATGATGAGTTATGCTATGAGCCTAATGTAAAACTGGACTCGGGTGTGGTCGTTGTCAAAAAGAACGAGTTGCCGAAAGATGATCCAGATTGTTTGTATGACTGTTCTAAATTGTTGTCTTGGGCAGATGTTCGTGATAGATATTCTTTGGCTACTTGGGCGCAGACAGCTAACATTACTGATGCTGATAAGATGACGGAGGATGCGCTTCGAGAAGAAATAACAAAACGAATGAAGGACCGTAATTTTATTTCTTATCTTCGCATCTCAGATATGCCTGCGCCTGACTTAGTTCAATCTCGTCAACTGCGAAAGGATAGTCGGGTGCATCTTCGTGCGGTTCGTCCTTCTGTAAAGGTTGCATCTCGTGCGGTTACTGCTGAGCGTCAGCGTATGGCTCTGCCTATTATGAGTATTTCTTCGCTGCTTGACATCCTGACAGGCGGTAATACTACTGTGGCAGCAGAGTGTGGTACTACACCCATCTTTTTTGAATGGAAACGAAACTGGTATATCGGTGTTGACGTTCCTTGCGATAATAATAAGGATATGCAGCTGATAGAAAGCGCGGCTTTTACGTTTATGCTGAATACAAAGAAACAAACGCTTGCTCGTGAAGCAGCTGACTTTGATGAGTATTGCAAGGAGGAAAAAGCAGAACGTGAACGTCTGGTAGCTGAGAAAAAAGAAATTGATAGATTAAAAGGTAAGTGATAAGGCGAATTTTCAGTTCTTTCTATATTAAGTGTGAATATACTTAGAATTTAATCGCAACTGTCTGTGAAGATGGTTGCGATTTCGTTTTCTTTTTACCATAGATTAATGGTTGCGTCTGTGAAGGTGCCAAGTATTGAAACCTGTCCTTCATATCCATAGAAGTCTACGAGATAGTCTCTGATTCGCTCCTGTAGGTGGCGGTACTCCATCATGATTGCTGGACGGTGTGTTTGTCCGCCTGTCGGGTCCCATATAGCGATATATCTGTTGCGAAATCGTGCATTCTTACTCCTCTCTACATTCTCAGCCTTTCGCTTTCCGCCGACACCAATATCTACATATCGCATATAGTCGTTGTAATTGAATACCAGTGTAACATTTCCTGCTTGGTCTGCTCTTACTAATCTTGACTGAAACGACCTTGAACCGTCACCTGTAGAGTGGGGTAGTCCGTCTCGTTTGTTTGCTTCATTCTTAATTTTGTAGCCTGGATAGATTTCTGTAGGCCAAACCTTCTGTGTGATAAGGTTGGCTTTAATTTGCATGTTTGTTTGCTCCATAAAGTCTCTTATTACTTTATTGAGCGGGAATATCGGATTTGAAATTGGCTGTGGCATAATGTTGTTTTAATGTTATAACGCAAAAATACTCAATGTTTTTCTTTGTCGTGGGACATCCTTTTGTCCCACCTTCTTTTCTAAAGATGTTTACTTTTGTTCTGAAATCATAGTTAACGTGTAGATATGGCAAGTACGAAACAAGCACAAGTAGTAATTACAGCGAATGCTACCACCGCAAAAAAGGTGATGGACGAGCTAAAGAGTAAGGCTAAGCAGTGTTACAATCAAATGCAGCAGTTAGCACAGACTGGACAACAAAATTCTAAAGCTTTTAAAATGGCTGAAAAGGAATTTAATGCCTATAATAATGCTATTGCGCATAATATTTCTGCAACAAAACGTGTTGAGGAGGTTATGAAGAACCTTGCTGGCACTTCTACGCGTGATTTAAAACGAGCTCTCGGTGCCGCTAAGCGTGAGTTGAATGAGATGGCGGGCAATAATCCGAAACTCAAACAGATGCAGAAGAACATAGCTGCTATAAAAAATCAGATAGACAAGAATAACGGTTCTGTACGGACGCATAATAGCCTGTGGAAGAATGCTGTTAAAAACATAACGGCTTATATTGGTGTTTTTGGTGCGTTTAATTTAATTCGTTCAAAATTACAAGGTGTTATTAGTGATAACTTAAAGTTCTCTGATCAGTTGAATGATATTCGTAAGGTTAGTGGCTTGACTACGGCGGAGGTAAATAAGTTAGCTGTAAATCTTTCTAAACTTGATACGCGCTCTACTATTCAGTCTTTGGCACAGGATGCCTATGTGGGTAGTAAACTTGGCATGGGTAAGTATGGTGTAGAAGGTTTGGAAAATTTCGTAAAGGCTGCCAATCAGGTGAAGGTTGCTTTGTCTGAAGATATGGGACCAGAGTCTTTGACCGCTCTTGCTAAGATGACTGAAACGATGGGACTTATTCCTAAGTTTGGTGTAGAGAAGTCAATGCTAAAGATTGGTTCTGCTCTTTTCAAGTTGTCATCAACGACCACATCATCTTCTAATAATATCGTTGAGTTCTCTAAGCGTCTCGTCGGTACAGCTCGTGTTGCGGGCGTTACTACCGATCAATTGCTCGCTTTGGGTTCAGCTGCTGACTCTATGCAGTTGATGCCTGAGGTGGCTTCTACAGCCTTTACAAAGTTGTTTGTTGCTTTACAGAAAAATCACAACCTTATTGAAAAGGTCTTGAATATCGAACCAGGTACTATCAATAGACTGTTCACTGCTGGGCGCACGATGGATGCGGTGGTTCTTATTCTTGAGAAGATGAAAGCTAAGGGCAATATGAATGCCTTGCAAGATACCTTTGAAAAGATTGGCGGTAACGGTTCTCGTCTTGGTAATGTTATGGTTACTATGGCGAAAAACGTAGATATGCTGAAAGAACATCTTGAAACAGCTAAGGTGGCATTCCGAGAAGGGACAGCGGCAACTCAAGAATATGAAATGCAGCAGGAGAGTGCGCAAGCTATTCTTGAAAGAGCTAATAATATGTGGGAGAAATCATTTGTCAATCCTAAAGGCGTAAGTGCTGTTAAGGACATGGCGCAAGCATGGTATGATTTTTCTAAATCATTGACAGAGTCGTCTATCGTTACTCATAACATAAGTTTCTTTTTAACGATGCTGGCGGGTACTGTAAAGACTATTCTAACTTTACTTCCTGCTCTTGTTACTTTCTTTTTATTTAAAGGTGTCTCTTTTGCCGTCTTAACGATTGTTGAAAGTTTTAGGTCTATGAAGGATGCTATAATGGCATCTGCTATAGCCCAGCGTTTCCGTGCTGCTGCTGACCGAGAAGAAGCTGTAGCGGCTACGGAGGCAAAGATTGCGCAAGAAGGATTGAATAAAGCATTATACTCTAACGTCTTTGGACTTGTGATAGCTGCTATAGTCTCACTTATTTATTACATCGTCGAGTTTACAAGTAAGACAAAAGATGCTACTTCTACTGTGAGCGAATTAGATACACAGGTGAAAAATACTGTGTCTTCTTTTATGGTAGAAAAGTCTGCTTTGGATGCCTTAAAAGATAAACTTGATAAGACAAATGTTGGAACAAAAGCCCGTGCTGACCTTATAAAAGAGTTTAACTCTAAATATGGTACGTATTTGGGCTATATGCTTACAGAGAAGTCTACGGCGGAAGATCTTGCTAAGGCTTATAAGAAAGTTGTTGATCAACTTAAAGAAAAGGCTGTACAAGAGGGTATTGATAAGTATAGAAAAACTCATTATGAACCTTATGCTCAATATGAAATCAATCATTTGCTTAGTTATGATTCGTTTTCTAAAAAAAACAATCTAAAGACCAGTGGAGCTGATTTGCGACATATTGTCGAAAATGCTATGAAACAAAAAGGTATGACTCTTCATACTTTAGCTGTTTCGTTAGGTAAACGTTTTGGATTAAATCCTAAAGCTATAGATGATTTGTATGAACTTCGTTCTGGTGGAACAAAGTTAACAACCAGTGGTTATGGGACTGCTAATACTCCCATTTTTGCAGAAATATCTGGTGAAACTTATGCTGAACAGGTCTACAAAAAACGGGGCGTACAGTTTTTAAAAGCGATAAAATATATTGCTCAAAAGTGGAATAATCAGCATCGTTTAAATGATGTCGTACGGTCAGAAAAAACTCTACGTGATGGTATCAATACTTCTACAGTTGTTGCGGAAGATGATACTCCAGACAACAATGGTGGGTTGAATTTACTTGCCACTGACAAGGAAGCGGAGGCAGCGGCAAAAGCAGCTGCTAAGGCTCTTGAAGCGCAGAGAAAAAAGGCAGAGCGTGAAGCTCGTCAGGCAAAACGTTACGAGCTGAAGGATGCTGAAGAAGATGTTAAGGCTATTATTGACAACGTGAAGAATTATTACGATCGACAAATAACAGCTTTGTATAAGGTTGCCTCGGCTACAGATATGGAAGAAACTTTGCGCGACCAATTAGAGGCTGGTATCAAGGCACGTATGAACATCGCTTTGTCGAATGCACGAAAGAGTATTGCTGATGTCAAGAATGATTGGAATGCTTTTAAGAAGACCATGGATTCTGATCTGATTGAGCAGGATGATAAAGACGGATATAACGAGAGTAAAGTCTTGCTTGACCGTATTGGTGAGGTGAATATTGGTGCACTTCGTGGACGCATAACACAACTATCGAAAGATTTGAAACGTCCTGGTACGTCCTTGTTGGATCAAGTTTGGCATAATGCTTCAAAGAATGAACAGGCTAATGCCAAGTCTGCTAATAAGGTTGAACAGGCTCGTCGACAGAAGATCTTGGAGGACGATTATACTGGTAAGGTTGATAATGATTACTTAAACACCTTTGAGCAGTTAGGCTTTTCACCGTTTGATGCTTTGCATAGTCAGGCGGTCTTGAGCGGTGGAGAGAATGCGCAAGATGTAATCCGTACTCGTAATGCTTCTATTCAATCGATCTTCGAGAACTCACGAGCGAATTTTGACGCATTACAAATGTTGAATATTGACAGCATGGAGGGGCGACAGTCATTGCTTGATATGTTGTTTGGTTCTGAAGATGAACGCTCCTCTGCCGCTGTTGACCTTGGTGTTCTCTTTGATACTCTCTCTGAAGGGGCAAAAGTCGGTGGTAAGGCTTCTGATGGTATTCGTCTTTTCTATGACACATTAATAAAGTATAATGACGATTATACTGAGGCGTTGAAAAAAGCCGCTGACAGACAAGAGAAACTTTTAACTTTCCGTTGGAACCATACTGATGAAAAGGTTGCCTTTGATGCAGAAGAGGTTCGTCTAAGTCAACAGAAGGAAGGTATTTGGCAGTTTACCGCTGATGCTGAACGGAGACGAGATGAAGGTGATAATACTACTGAAAACCATGGCGTATATGGTAATTGGGAAGTATTACAGTCGTTTGGTGCTGATCCTGAGGTTGAACTCTATAAGTCTCGTTTGCGTGAGGCTAAACGTTTTTATGAATATCTAAAGGCTGCACATGCTGATGAAGCCATCCTTGCAGCGGCAGAAAGACGTACGCACGAAACGAGCATAGAGTATACTAAGGCACTGGTTAATCAGATGAAGAACCGTATGGACGAGCTCTATGGCTTGTTTGCGCCTATCGAGTCTTTTGGTACCGAGTTAGGAGAGTCTTTGGTATCTTCTGAAAAGACCGTTAAACAGGCTGTTGGCGGTATGATAAATAGTTTCTTAAAATTGACTGTAAACATGATGCAAGAAACTATCAAGCGTCGTATGTTCCAGTTGATAAATGATCGTCTTGTTAGTACACAGATGGCTGCTTCAGCGAAAGAGCAGGAAGCTATTGAAATGTCTAAGCAGGGTAAAATCTCTGCAATAGATAAGGGCGGTCAGAAGATCCGTAAGATGTCTTTCAAAGAGTTTGCACAGCAAATCTTTGGCTTAAAGAAAAAGAATAAGAAAAAAGAGGTCTCTATTGAAACTGACGGAGTAAAAGATGAACGTAAGGCGAAAAAGAAGGGAGAAAAGTCTTTACTAAAGTCTATTACGAGTGGTTTTTCTTCTATTTTCCGTACAAAGAAAAAGCAGAAGAAACAAGAAAAGAAACTTGAGGAACAGAGTGGAAAAGAAACACTTGAGGTAAGTAAGGAGGCTGAGACAGCAAAGCAAACCTTAACAGAGGTTTCTGGGCAGACGATACAACAGTCTCTGGATAAAACTGCGCAGACGGCTATCCAAACTCAGAAAACGCAGGCATCAGAAAGTGTTCAAACTAAATCTTCTGAGACGCAGGCTAAAACTTCAATGGGTATTGCTGCTGGTGCGGCTGATATTATTGGTAAGCTTGGTCCGTGGGGTATCCCTCTCGTTGCGGTTATTACAGCATTGCTGAATGGTTTGCTTTCGGCTGCTATGGGTAAGGTGTCTTCACTGTTTGGTGGTGGCGATAAGTCTTCTGATACTTCTACGAATACTAAACTTGTTAGCGGCATGTTGACTTATGATGCGGGTAACGTTCAAGCCTTCCGAGGTTTCAATGATGGTAAAACTTATCCTGTAGTGGGTAATGACGGACATGTGTATGCGGCTACAGAAGCAGGTGAACTATCAACTGGATTGATTAAAGATCCTATTACCACGCTTATAAATGGTCAGCCAGCATTGGTTGCTGAACGTGGCCCAGAAATGGTTATCGGACGTGAGACTACAGCAGCATTGATGATGGCTCGTCCTGACTTGATTTCAGAGATTGTTCGCTTTGACAAGAACCGAAGCGGTATGAGTTATAGGGCTTATGATAGTGGCAATGTCGCACAGTTCTCTGTTGCTGATTCAGCTGGTCAGCAAGCACAAATAATGGAGTTAGGTGCTACTATAGCACAGCTATCCTCTGTTCTTTCTGAACTTCAGAAGAACGGTATTAAGGCTCATGTGAATAAATTTGGACGTGGCGGACTGACTGATGCCGCTGCTGACGGTCGTCAGTTTATGTCACGTTACTCAAAAAGTGGTCGATACGAATAAAAAGGACTCTTGTTTAGTGCATAATATTTATTTTGTTTATGTGAATCGCCTCCGCAGTCCGTGATGGATAACGGAGGTTTTTATTTATATATCATTACTTGTGTTATAAATGTGCGATTTATAGTCTTATAAAACTTAAATGAGAGAAATTTTTTCAGTTAGTCGTTCGATAATGTCCATTAGACGTTTCTTTTCTGCATCAAATCTTATTTGACATTCTTGTCTAATTCTATTTTCTTCCTCCTTATGCTTTCTCTCGTTTTCCTTCAATTGGCGTTCGTATAGAAGTTGGATTTTTGTGATTTTATTTTCGCATTCTTGAGACGCTTGTTGGTCTTTCTCGTTATCTTTTTGAGACTCCAGAATTTCAGGATTCTTTTTGATAAGTTCTGTGTTCGTAGCATTTTCATTTGTGTTATTAATGCAAACTGTATCAACAAAAGGAGGTATTATACTTGTTCTTTTCTCTATAATAGTCTCACTTGATATATTTCCCTTGCTTTTATACTTTTCTCCTTCTACTCCTGTTTTGTTTGGCTGGAGATTTGATAATATAATATCAGCATTAGGCATCTCTTTAATTTTTTCTTCGTCGTAAAAAAATGCTCCTATTGGAATGCTAAATGTATTACATAAACGTAAAATTGCTTCAACGTGCATAGGAATACTTCCTTCCATCCATTTTTTTACACTTCCGTAGTCTTTTGTACCTAATGCCCTTAGAACATCTTTCTTTGTCTTTTGATTAACTTCCATCCATTGAAGAAGGAAGTTGTAATTGTAACGGTATTCCATATTTTAAATTTTATTGTTAAATATTTGTATGTATAGTTTGTTGTTTTATCTTGAAATATCAATGCTTTACTTTAATCTTATTGAGAAAATAGTTAAATTCACAAATTAAATTGAAGAAAAACATTGTTTGTTTAAAGAAAACCTTTAACTTTGTACCGAAATTTACAAAATATATTATTAAGCATCTATGATTTTACAAAATTTAATAAGAGAAAAAACAGTGCAATCTTCAGATATCTCTGTGATTGATAAAGAAAAACTTTATTCTTTAATGGAGAAATATGGTGCTTCACGTGGATTTACTTATGATAGGTTCTTTAAGGAAGGCTTTCGTTTGTGGGAATTAGTAGGTGTTGATTTTGTAAAAGATTTTTTCCTTAGAAGTAGTCAGAAAAAAGCTGTCCTCGATTACCTTAATGTCTTGCGACTTAATGGTGGTTCGGGTGACGGATGGTTCTGGACTGCTATAGGAGAAGAATGGGGTCTTCGTGCTTCCTTTAAGAACTTTATGGCTCTTTTAGGTATGCTAAGTGATGTTACTATTCAGAAACGTTTTTCTTCTGATAACTGGAAGGAGTTTGAGCGTATTGGTATCGTTGCAATCCTTCGTGAACTTGAGCCTTCAAGTGATGTATCCTTTGATGCTGAGCAGATGCTTGAGGAAGTTTGGCAACAATCGCTCTCTAATAGGTGTGTTAAGTAATGAATTGTTAATAATGTGTTTGATTCTTGTTTAGAAGATGAAACGTGAAGCGTGTGTATCCTTATTGCGCCCTGTGGCTTATACCATTGATTACCGAGGTCAGCATGATGATAAGTTGACCTTTCTTTTTCGTGGTGCTTGCTGGGCGCAGTTGGTACACACCTTTGCGTTTCTTGTTGGGAAAGGGCGTGGAATAGCACAGGATGCCTTTATTTATCGTTGCACAGATGCTGTCGCACGAAATGGAAAAGGCTCTTGGTATTATGCCGTTGAACTCGATGAGCCTAATTTTCATTTTGCTTCTTTAGAGGATATGAAACTCTTAATAGAAGCACAACTTGTAAACAAACAGACCTGTAAGGTAAAGTATTTGAACTTAGATAGATTTTTAAATATATAGACATGAAACATTTAGATGTTACCTTTGATTTAGAAACCGCGAGTCTTTCGCCTACAGCGGCTATTATACAAATCGGTGCGGTTGCGTGGAACCGCTTTGAAGAAAAGTCAGAACGGCTATTTGAAGATGCTTATGAAGTCTCTTTTGGTGTAGACCTTCGTTCGGCTATGATGTCAGGCTTTGACATTGACCCAGAGACTTGTAAGTGGTGGAGCAATAGAGATGCTGCTTTGAAGAATAGTATTCTTAGCGAGCATGTTGAACATATAAAAGATGTTCTTCTAAGTTTTAAAGCATGGCTTGAAGAAGTTCGCTCTACGTCCAGTGCGGAGAGTATTTGTTTATGGGCACAAGGCTCAGACTTTGATGTGCCAGTTCTTCGCAATGCTTTTGAAACTTTCGATATAGACTTCCCTGTAAACTATCACGCTATCCGTGATGCACGTTCTATTGTTCTTGAAACTTTCATACGTGAATCTATTTATTCAAAAGAAGAAGCATTATCCTTGATAAATAAGGATTATAATAAGGTGTATGACACAGTTTGCAATGGTTTCCGTAGACCTGAATGTTTGTCGGTAAATTTAGCGCATAATGCTCTTTATGATGCTAAACTTACGGCTTGGAGTACATGGTGTGCTCTTCATGGCGTGGATAATGTAAAACATGAAGGATAAGGCGGATGAAGTACGGATTACCTTATAAAGGAAGTAAGAACAGACTTGCAGAACGCATCCTGTCTATTCTGCCGAATAAAGAACATTTCTTTGATTTGTTCTGCGGTGGTTGTGCCGTTTCGCATGCTGCGTTATTGCGCCGTAAATTCAAGACTGTCCATATTAATGATATTAATTGGATGTGTCCAGAGTTGTTTGTTGCTGCCTTGGAAGGTAAATACGTTAATGAAAAACGTTGGATAAGTAGAGAGGACTTTTATAAGTTGAAGGATACTGACCCTTATGTGGCAATCGTCTGGAGTTTCGGTAATAATATGCGTGATTATCTTTATAGTCGTGAATGTGAACCCCTAAAACGAGCTATTCATTATGCCTTAGTTTTTGATGATTACGGTCCTGGTTTAGAACTGGGCTATGACTTTTCTTTCCTTAAAGAAATAAAAGGATTTCACCCTCGCTATCGAGCTATAAAGACTCACTTATTCAGTAGGGATGAAGAACTTCAGTCTTTTGAACAGATGGAACATCTTGCAAGACTACAGAGGCTTGAGTATTATGTACGTTTGTCTTATTCTCCTTTTTCGTGTGGAATGACTGAACTCTCATATAGTTCTGTTGATTATGCGGATGTTGCTATTCCTAAAGATAGTGTCATTTATTGTGACATTCCTTACAAGGGTACCAACGTCTATAACACTGCTGAAGAGTTTGATTACGAACGTTTCTACCGTTGGTGCGCAGAGCAACAACAACCTGTATTTATCAGTAGTTACGAACTGCCGGCGGATCAGTTTCTTTGTGTTGCAGAATGGGAACACCAGAGCACCTTATCGGCTTCGGCTTATAATGTAGTTAAGGAGCGTTTATTTATCCCTATTCATCAAGAACCTCCTCAACTTATAACACAGGGCTGCTTATTCTAAGATAAAGTATGATAGCCTGAATGTTAATGAACTTCTAAACAAAAGAACAATATGATTTTTGACCCTCTTATCTCGGAGATAGCAGCATTGCCGCTAACGATGCTTGTTCGTCCTGCTGACGTGCAGAACGACGACACGCAGACGGCTTGCTGGTGCCCTTTTAGTAAGGAAGAGGGCGATGGTGCTAATACTCCTCATTTTATCATCTATAAGAATGAAAGAGGTGGACTATACAAAGACCCTGTTTCTCGTTGGATGTGTACTCGCACGAAACGACAGGGTTATGGTGCTATCGAACTCTATGCGGCTATTCATAACCTTGGTTTCTGGAGCGAACACAAGGGATGTGCATCTTCTATCACTGTAGAGGGAGAGAACTTGCGCAAGGTGTGCCGTGAACTTGCCGTGAAATGTGGGTACAGCGAAGACGAGATTGCGAAGCGGTGGCCGTCTATCTTGCACCGTGATTATCGTGGTGTCAGCGACCGCCCTTTAACGTCATTCGATTTCCAACCTAAGACTGACTTCACACCACAGGAACTTACAGCTCTTGGGTGTTCGGTATGGGTGGATAGTAGCAATAAGGCTCACTTTGGATTTGATACTGACCGACTGGATAGTAAATGGCATTTTGAGCCTTACTTTATTCAACAGGATTTTGCTATCTATTCCCTTACAGAATGTACCTTACCAGCAGTTAACCGTAACGGTGAACCCGTCAGCGAAAAGATTTATGGTACACCGTTCAATCCTCTCTTCCTCGCTTACGTCGACGCAGAAGATGAGCGTTGTGGTTGCGTGTTCCGTCCTGCTATGGACGTGCCGCCTATTGTCTTCAGTAATGATGAAGAGGTTAAGCCTTCCAAAGTGTCACGATGGTTGTCTGGTGATAGGGTCTTTACCTTTGCAGTAGAACATCGTACTACAGAGTCTACCGCTGTTCGTCGTGCTATAGATACGCTTGATCCTGATGAAATTGTGACTGAAACTAAACAGGTCTGGACGGAGGGTGAAGATAAGGATGGTGTGCCTAACGGTCGTTGGCAACTGACAGAAGAACCTATCGAAGACAAGGACATCAAGGCGCAAGGCGTAATTTATTGCACGACTCCACAGGATGCAGTGGCTACTTATTATCATCTGAAAGCTCTTAGATACACTTTCCCTAAAACACAGCAGAAGTGGTTCCATGTAGCATTTAGTTATGGTAAGGTTGATTTCTCACCTGTACATTATAATAAGTTGTCGCGTTTTGCTGAAAGAGTTTACACGCTTTTCCCTAACGACAATCGTAGTGTCCTTGCTGCTCGTGCTATAGGAAGGCGTTATCGTGACATACTGAGAGCCTCCTTGCCTTCTAATATGTCCGACCGTCTTTATCTCCGCACTCCTCGTGTCTTTGCACGTCCTGTTCGTACCGTTCGCGACTTCTTCCTTGCTTATCGTATGCCTAAAGAAGAGAGCTTCCTCTATGATGACGACCTTGACCGCCGTTTTGTTGCTTGTATAACTTCGGCTTTAAGTTCTTGTCCTATGGAGAAGAAACAGAAACGAGATACACGTGGACGAGTGAAGGAAGACTATTACGTGATTGACCCTGCTACCGTCTGGGAGTTCATGGCTGCTGAGGGATATGTGCGTGATGTTGATATGGAGTCTACTGATAAGATCGGTCGTTTTGTACATATTAGCGGACCTTTCGCTGACGAGTTAGACGCTCCTTCTATGGTTCAGCGTGTGCAGGAATGTCTGACAGAATATGCACGCCAGAACAACTCTGACCCTGAAGACTATCGCCTAATGGTGCAAGCTATCAGTCGTGACAATAGGGAGGTAAACGAGAAAACTATCGGTTCACTCCCTGCTGTTCAGGTAAACTATAAGGATGGTTATGGCCCAGATGTAGATTACTTCTACTTTCAGAATGGTGCTCTTCGTATTACTAAGGACGACATAACGCTTGTACCTTATTCGCAGATTGACTTTAACATCGATCGTGGTGAGGTAATGCCTTGGCCATTTTATATGCCACTGTCTCATCCTTTCGCTATTGAGGAAAATCCTGTTTACCAAGATAGAAAGAAAGCGATAGAGGCTAAGCGTGAACAGAAAGACGACAATGGTCAGCCGCTTTACACTCTTCAGCAGCTTGCAAGCGAAAGCACCGAACTTGCTCTTTGGGCACAAGGTCATCGTTGGATGGTGGACTGGAAAGGTAAGCAAGACAAGGATATGTGTCCGTCTTTGCGTGTATTGCGTGGTTTTGCTAACGAGGATTGGAAGACAGAACAAGACCTTCTTCATGCTGGTAAAACGTTTTCTTCAGAAGAGCAACTTGAGTTGGATGGACGTATGGCAAACCTTGTTTTCTGTCTCGGACGTGTCTTGTGGCGTTACCGTGAAAGTAAGTCGAATTGTATTCCTTATCTTGTCGAGAATACTGTCAGTAGCAACGGACGTGCTGAAGGTGGTTCAGGTAAGAGTACTTTCGTGAAGATGTTTGCCGGTTCGTGCTGTTATATCCTCGATATTGACGGTAAGAACATAGAGCCGAGCCGTGATCTTAGTTTCTCGCTTTCCCGTTATGTGCATCGTCATCATCGTGTGGTCCATTGGGAGGATGTCAATCAGAACTTCTCGATTAAGTCGCTTTACAACTACGCAACAGGCTCTTTTGTGACGCAAAAGAAATTTGTTGATCCACAGGAAATCAAGTTGTCTGAAGGTCCTGGACACGTGGTTTCAAGTAACTATCCACTTTCTGATATGGACGATTCAACTATGCGCCGTGTGTGCTTAGGCGGTTTCAGTCATAGATTTAGTGGTGAGAATATTCTGAAAAACAAGGCAGCTCGATATATCTCTGACGTGATGCCTGACTTTAACCCTGTGTCACTCGACAGAATGAGCAACCGCACCCGCTCACAGCTCATTATGATTTGTGCCATTGCTGTACAGTTCGTTATGCGCTTTGATGAAAAGGTTGATGCACAGAAGAAGTATATGGAGCAGCGTACGCTTACTCAGTCGCTTGGCGAGTCTTTCTTGCGTTTCGCTCGTGTATTCTTTGGTCAGGAACACGTTTACGGTGTACCAATCGACCTTGATTCTATGTTGGAAGAGTATAAGGCTGATTATGCCGAAGCGTCTAAGAATAAAAACGATTCATTCTCGACAAAGGCTTTCAAGCGTCGTGTTATGGACTATTGCGAAACGTGTGGTATCACAATGAACCCACCGCAGATGTTCAGAAAGACAAAGAACGGGCAGCCAAGCAAGGCCGAGCAGACAAACTATTTTGCGCACCAGGCTTGGTGTACACGTCGATACTTTGAAGGACGTGAGTGGGAAGGAGATACGACTATTCAGCCAAAGCAGGTTCGTGAGTTAGTTCGCACCGAACACGCTGTTTACTTCTATCGAACAAAGGATAAACAGCCTGCTGATTATGACGAACTGATGGCAACTTACACTGAGTTCTTGAAGCAACCTGACCCTGCGCCTATCCTCGATGATAAGGGCAACGTGGTTGTTCTTACTGATGAAGAGCGACAGCGTTGGCGTGACTTTAAGGACCGTAGACAAGGAAAGTATAGCGGTGGTGGCGGCACTGTTGCAACAACAACCCCCGCACCTCCCGCAGTAGATGAAAGTGATTTACCTTTTTAATTAAATAGTAACAATATGGCAAGTTTTAATGGAAACATCGACTTATTAAAGCTAAAAGATGCTAAGTTGATGAGTATGGAAGAGAATGGTGCACAACGTAATTACGTTTGTATCCCTTTAGATTTTAATGAGATTTCCGTCAAGGAGAATCCTCAAACCCATGAACAGATGGCTGTCTTGCGTGTGAATATCTGGCCTTATAATGAGGCTTATGGTAACGCTATCCGTCAGAAAGCAATCCAACGTGGTGACGACCCTAACAAAAAAGACGTACCAAGTCATGAAATGGTGATGAACTTTTCTCCCGAGTTTGTTAAGTTCTATGCTAAGGCAGTGGCTAAGAAGGTGCTTGATGCTGACGGTGGCAAGCATCCTGAATGGGCTACACAAGACCCAACGGATGAGAACACCTCTCTCTTTAAGGCTGTACGAAATCGTATGAACTTCCGTCTTTGCTCCCTCTATGTTCATAAGGCGCAACCAAAGCCACAGGCTGCTTATACGGCTCCTGTTGCACAGGGAGTTTCTGGTTACGTTGCACCTAAGCCTAATGAAGATCCATTTGCAGGTGCATCGACAAACGAGGAAGACCTGCCTTTCTAAACTGACTATCTGATGCTCGCTGCTTGTCGTCCCGCACCCTAATTCCGATAGAGAGTAGGGCGGCAGCAGCAGCTTTCTCTGAATAACAATTTATAATAACAACGATATGAAATTTACTTTTCCTATTGCGGAGATGGTCCGCACGTTAAACGTTCTTGGTAAGGTGATTCAGAAGTCTTGCCCTATGCCTATCCTCCAGAACGTACTGATTACTAAACCAGACTCAAAGGAGGAGGTTTATCTGATGACAGCGGGAAGTGCCGAGAGTATGATGACTGTCAAGGTTAATATTACTATGGTAGACGGCACAGCCTTCAAGCCTATCTGTGTTCCTCATGGACAGTTCCTTCAGGTGCTTTCTGCTTTACCTGAGCAGCCTATCACAGTCGAGGTGGATGACAAAACTCGTGAGATCAAGGTGCATTATGACGGTGGAGAGTTTGCTTTTACCGGCTTTGGTACAGATGAATACCCTGTATTGAAGTCGTCTCATGCTAATCTTGTTACGGTCTCTGTGCCTACCGACATTCTACTTCCTTGTGTAAGTAATGCGCTTTTAGCATCGGCAAAGAAGAATGAGCTTCGCCCTGTTCTAAGTTCTGTTTACTTGGATATTAAGGATGACGGCATTACTTTCGTTGGTACAGATGGACACAATCTTTTCCGTTACGTGTGGGAGCATGGTGTTCCGTTCATTACCGAGGGTAAGGCTGCTGGCGTAGCTGTTCCGAACATCTTTGTGTCTGGTCTCCTTTCTGCTTTTGATAAGGTTAGCGAGGTGAAGATTTCGTTTGATGGTTATTGTTGTACGGTATCTGCGGATAACATTACCTTTATCTTCCGTACGAGTGAGCAGCGTTATCCAAACTACTCAAGCGTTATCCCAAAAGAACAACCTTATCATATCACGCTCGACCGTGACCGATTGAAACAGTCGCTTCGACGTGTTTCTATGATGGCAAGCGAGGTGAACAATCTTGTAAAGCTAACTAAGCAGCCTGATGGTCTTCTGTTGGAAGCAGTTGATATTGACTTTGCTCGTAGTGCTAACGAACTTGTTCCTCTTGGCGAAGATAGTAATATTCCTGACGGTTTCACTATCGGTATGAAGTCGTCTTCTCTGATGAATATGCTTTCTCCTATCGCATCAACTAATGTTGTAATCAAGTTGATTGATGCGTCTCATTCGCTTGTTCTCACAGAGGAAGGCAATAGCGCGCTAATCTGTATGGTAATGCCAATGGTTGTCTGATTTATGGGAAAGATAAAAGTCTATTTAAGTATGCCTATCAGCGGTCGCCCTCTTAATGAGGCGATTGCTGAAGGCAAGCGCATCGTAGAAACGTTATCAGCAGCACACCCGAACTGGGAAATCATTAATCCACTTGATATATCAGCTGGACTACCCAAAGAGGTTTGGAGTCTCCCAGAACGTAAGCGTTACGCAGCCTTTATGGGTGCTGACATAGAGGCTCTCTTAGGCGAAGCGGATGCGGTTGCCTTTACGATGGGAGCCCTTGTTAGTAAGGGCTGCCGTCTGGAACTTTGTTTGGCTAACGTCTATGACTTGCCAAGGATCTTCTTAGATGCCGCCGATAACGTTTCCCGTGTCGAGGGAACTGATACAGCGTTGTGCAGAGAGTTAAGAAAAGAAATTAATCAAGAATAATATACCTAACTTATGAAAGAGAAAGATATAAAGGATCTCTTAGAAGCAGCTAAAGTAGTAAACCGTTTTCGTTCGTTAGCATCGACGTTTGTGTGTCCTATTTGTGGCGAACCTCTTGAAGGGGATATTGAAACTGTAAGTCTTACCAGTATTATTCCTTACGGTAGGCTCTTTTGTCCCCATTGCAAACTTTTCAGGGCTGAAGGTCCAACTATCTCTGATACTGGAGATGGTAAGGACGGGAAGAAACTCTCTCGAAAAGAGGTTCTAATAAAGGCTTCTACTGGCGTGGTAGCCCTTGTGGAGAGTTATACTCACCTTACTTTACTTGCTGCTGAACACGAAAAGGATTTCTCGGATAAAGATATTCCATTCCTTAGATAGTGCTGATGATGAATTTACCTCTCCTTTATAGTATGCCTTTAAGGTGCCAGACCTCGTTCGACTATCTCGAGCGTTTAAGAACCTTTTCACGTATGAGAAAGAATAGACAAGGCTCTACTCCGTATGCGAATAGACGCAATCGTAAACGTAAAAACCGCACAAAGCGAAAGTAAACAACCCTTAAACTTAAACGACCTATGTTTAGTTTCAAAAAGTATTTTGATAAGAAGAAAGAACAGAAACGCATTGCGCAGCAACATGTGTTGGAAAAAAAGTGCGTTGATTATTTCGACAAGTCTGTCTCTCGAATGACTGGAAGTCTGGAGATGTTGGTAGGCGATATGCCTTTATCTGTAGAAGGTATCTACTTGCTTGGAAAGTTTATTAATGATAGCTTCCCCTTGCAGGCGGTGAGACTTCATTGTCTTTACGAGGGTAGTCGTCCTGTCTTGTCTTATGGAGATTGTCCGCAACGCTCACCGTATGAATGGCTAACCGCAGTGGAGAATTTCCCTAAGGAACTTTGGCTTTCAGTTGATGACTATCCACGTCCAACCTGTCCTGCATTGCTCTTGTGCGAGTATGGCAGTGGACATTATGAGGTAGTCGAGTACGAAAACGATACGTGGGTAACACAGCTTTGCTTTCCTGTTAAGCCTACTCGCTATTTCGTTCTTGATTTCCTTAAAGATAAAGAGTAACCGCCTTCACGTCATTCTTTAGTCCGCTTCGCCTTTAAGAGTGAACCAAAAGTGTACACTTTGGTGGCATAAAAGTGTACACTTTCAACTCTCAAAAGTGTACACTTTCGTGTCATAAAAGTGTACACTTTAGTCTCGCCAAAGTGTACACTTTCAGTTTCCGCAGGTATATATCTGTCCTTACTAAAATATAATGTTTAATTATCTTTGCTATATGAAAAGAATGGCAATCAAATACAAGGTGCAGCATCGACGCTCACAGGTGTCTGGTAAGCATTATGCTTCTTTAGCTGCCGTATCTAACGGACGTATTTCTTTAAGCGACCTTTGCGAAGATGTCGCCTCTAAGTCGCACATGGAATCTCACGAGATTCGTGGCGTAATGGAACGCCTGGCAAGTCGTGCGCAAATACTTCTCTCTCGTGGCTTTCGTGTAGAGTTCGGACCTGTTACTATCTTCCCAAAATTGTCCGGTACGCTTACCGATACAGAAACGCACGCTGCCACTGCTGATGATCTCTCAGTGGTAAAAGCAAAGACTACGCTCGGTGCTACCGTTTCTCGAAAGTTTACACGTGACTTTGCTGAAGGTTGTAACTGGCAAAGGATAGACGAGTGATGCAGAGAGAGGTAATAAGTAGAACTATCTTTAATCCAGAAATGGGGGGGGGTAGTAAGAACACTTAAAGCGAACTATTACAAGATGGGTAGTCGGAACTTCCTGTTTCGTTCTGATGGTTTTATCGCATCTTGTGTGTTGAGTGAATATAGTTTTGAAAATTTTGATAAAAAGACACTATTACCTATCTGTGTGACAATCGATAATTGTGTAGTAACACTTGCTTCCAGATATGGTAATATGGATTGGTCTAATCTTATAGGTACACAGCATTATCCTATGACCGCTGTAATGGTTGAATATGATTTGTAAATTTGTTGGTTGGACACGTGATGATAATGGAAAGGTTCTAAACTGGCACTTTAAAGACATTTGTAATACGATTACCTCCACGGCTGGTGGAAATGGTAATACCTCTCTTTCTGTGTGCATTAGTAATAATAATTCTAATAAAAGTATGATTGCAAAGATTTATCCCGATGGGCATCCTGACTTGTTGGGAAAGAAAGACCCTACGCATCCTGTGCGTTACTTCGATATTCGTAAGTTGACACCGACCGAGTGTTTCCGCTTAATGGGTGTAAGCGATAATGATATAGAGAAGATTAAGCAAAGTGGATTGAGTAAATCTGCTTGTTATAAGTTGGCTGGTAACTCTATCGTTGTCGATTGCCTTTATTATATCTATCGTAATATATGGCTGACCGAATACGAGCAGCCACAGACGGGTGATGTTATGAGTTTGTTTGACGAACCTACTTTTCGTGCTCCATTACCTAAAACAATCAATATGGTTACATTGTGTTCAGGTTATGATTCACAGTGTTTAGCTATGGAACGTCTTATATCAGATGCTAAACAGAAGGGTTATGATGTGTCATTCGACTTGAAGGCGTGGAGTGAGTTTGACCCTGAAAGTCGTTCTGCGCTGGAGAAACAGCCGGCGGTTGTGGCACATAACTCTCTTTTTCCTCAGTTTGCTGACCGTAACGTGGGTGATATGACCAAAGCAGATTGGTCGTTTCTGAATGGTGAAGATATTGATTTGCTTACCTATTCAACTCCTTGCCAGTCTATTTCTCAAGCGGGAAAACGAACAGGTATTAAACGTGATAGCGGTACTCGCTCTTCTGTGTTGTGGTACACAGAGAATGCTATCCGTGCGTTGCGTCCTAAGTTCCTTTTGCAAGAGAATGTTCGTGCGTTGGTTAATAAGGTTAATTTCGAAGATTTCAAGGAATGGCAGAAGGTATGCCAGGATTGTGGTTATACGAATTATTGGACTATTATGAATGCAAAAGACTTTGGTGTTCCATAGAACCGTGAACGTGTCTTTATGCTTTCAGTTCGTGATGACTTAAATCTCCCTACTTATCGTTTTCCTAAACCTTTCCGTCTCGACAAAGCTATTGTTGATATTCTTGAGGAGGATGTGAATGAATCTTATTTCTTAAAGCCAGAAAGCGTTGTTAAGTTCTTCGAGGCTAATGAAAAGCCAGAAGATGCAGGTATTCATTATCTTGTAACCGATCATAAGCTGTCAGATGCGGAGATTGTTAAGGTGCGTGGTACTGAAAAATCGTAGGACTAACGAGGGCAAGGCTGTTCGTCGTTTGTATGGCGACAACAGTGCTATGTGCCGCTTTGCGGATATACTGCCCTCCCCTTGCCCGATTGTTGCTCGAATGCTATTACTGGTGTTTATAAGGATAAATTAATGTTGGTGGATTATAATGCGTGGAGATAATATTTGTGTCATCGGTCTTTTGCCGTTTATAACTTGGTATAGATCTGATCGTGTGGTTCTTTCTGTTGAAGGGGTTAGTACTACCTTACAGACGCAGATGAACACTAAACTTCAGAAAATATTAGTTGAGTATGACTTGTAGAGAAAGATCTATTCGTGCGAAGTGGTTGCCAAATGGAAATATTCGTTTTTTTAGGGATGACGATAAGAAGAGTGGCGTAGGTGAACTTTGTTGTACTGCTTGTCGTAATCCCCCTGCAACAGTAATCCGTGGTGTTGTGTTTTTTGTTATTGTTGATTATGAATTTGATTAGTCTTTGCTCGACGGCTGTTTCTGTGCCTAAATTTCTTTTTTGGGGTCAAATTGTTGCTGTGAATGTTTGTACAGGTAATGTCGCTTGTACGCTAAATACTCGGTATGAGTATATGGGTAAAAGTGATTTCCTTTCTTTATCGCATTTCCCTAAGACTGTGGTTTTGTGTGAATATGATATGTAACTGTCCTGTTTTGTACGTTCGTGACGTGCGCCCGTCCGATTCTTCTTCGTCTGTACGTATTAGTGCGAGTCGTGGACGTAACCCGTCATTTCCTAAGAAACGGGCAAGGAGTGGAGAAACGTTCTTGCAGTTTGTTGAGATAGGTAGTGGCGTGTTTACGAATACGATCACTTCTGTTTCTAAAGATAACTGGTTATGGATAGAAAAAGACTTATAGGTGCTTCCGTTCACCCTTTATCCCATAAAATAGAGTGGAGTGGGTGGCTCTCACATTCGCCCGCATTACGCTCGACGGATTACAAATGTCCGCATTGCTTGTTATTTGAATATGAATAAAAGAAATGTGTCTTTGATAGTCTTGGGGAGATATTCGCCTTCTCAGAATGGCGTAATCGTGTCTCCTTTTAGCCTTTCTCCTTGCATTGTTGGTGGAGGTACTGGGCATGATACGGACGTACCTAAGATTTTACGTGAACGTGACTTGTAGGTTTGTCCCACGTCGTTGTTTTTATTTTTCTATCTTTGTGTCGTCTTCTATTGGATTTGTCCTTTGGAGAATAAAAAAGTATTGGTATGGTTTCACGATTTGATAATATACTTGAACATTGGGCACAAATTTATCGTCCGCTTTCGCATAATCCTGAAAAGGGTAGTAAGGCGAAATCTTTCTATCGCATTGATACTATCAATACGCAGAATGAATTTGTGCGCAATGTTAACACCGCTGCTTCACCAGCTTTGGCTTACTCGTCTTTGATAGATGCTGAATTGCACGACTCTTTGAAGACGGTTCATTATCGACATACGTTATATTTCCTTGCTAAACAGCCACAGGTGTCGCTGGCTAAGTCGGCAAAGCAGGACGATGATAATGCTGCTGCTCTGAAGGTTGAAATGGACGAGTGGGTGAATGACTTGCTTATATGGTTGTTCTCTGTTCGTAGAAAAGGGGAATGTCCTATAACAGGCAAGGTGTTTAGTGATGTTGACTTACAGGCTTTGCGAGGATTGGATTTAGATAATGCTTCGTGGGCAACTATTCCTATGATGTATAATGGTTGGTGGGTGTTGGGCTTAGAACTTAACCAGGTATCTCCTCGTAAACAGTGCATTGAAAATGAACGCTATAAGAAACTTCTTTAGAGTGTATTAAACTCGCGCCATAAGTATTTAATTGAAAGAATGCCTATCACCTGTGAAGGTGGTAGGCATTCGCTATTAATAGTAGTTGAGTTAGTTTGTGTTCTTTTTTATCCTTCCGCTATTCGAGCAGCAAGTGCGTCGATGTCGCTATGCTTTTTACGCATACTTTCTTTCTCACTATTGATTTCTTGTATCGCACTTTGTACATCTTTCCATAGTGCCATATTCACTTGTTGCGTGATAGGGTTGTAATCTCCTACGGCTATGACGTGATTGGTTGCTTCTTTACTTTCCTTTGCAGCGTTGGTTGTTTCTTCGCTAACTTGAAGATACGACCCTTCGTAATTGTCGCCAAGGACGAACAATTCAAATGGCTTTATCTCAATAGCGTTCTTCTCAGCCTCTTGTACCTCGCTCCTGCGCTGTCTTCTGATGCGTTCTATATCCATCTTGGTCAGCATAGCATACTTTCTTTTTGCACGTCTGACAGCTTTCAGTTCCTCATTACGGATATAACTATCCCAACTGTCTTGCACTTCCTTATAGTATTGCCAATACGCTACATTCTGTAAGAAGGCTACCCATCCCTGTTCTTTTTGTATCATAAGGATAGCTAACGGCTCCGCTATGAACAGCCTTCTGTTCTTCGTGTCCCACAGCAATAATCCTTTCTTTTCCATTGTTTCCAATGTAGCGAATACTTGTGAAGCGTCCGTACTTAGTCTCTCTCTTTTTGTCTTTCTTGAGAAAAGTTTCTTCAGAAAATCCATATCTATACCTTTTTCTTGTTTATATTCTTCGTTCATCTAATCTCTGTTGCAAATTTAACATTTCGTCTTTATTCGGTAGGGACAGAATTGTTCTTCCACCCCCTTTGTTATTGACATTTAGTCTTCTCAAGTCGCCTCTTTTTTCACCTTGTTTTAACTCAAAAGGAGACTTCAAGGATGCAAAAGGAGATTTTTATTTTCTCGTCTTTTTCTTTAAGTAGCTGATTTTCAATCTAAAATGCTATTTCTTGTATTTAAAAGGAGAAAAAGACGTTTTTTCTTGATACCCTATATGTTATTTTGAAGAAATTTTTCTTGCCAAATAGCGTTGTTTTTCCGTACCTTAAATTGTATATGGTAAATAATTAAAGCTCCGCTTTCACTTTGATTATTAGTGTTTTACAGATAGTCGGAAGATAGCAAAGAGCGGGGAATGTACCTGTTTTTCTCTATTTTACTTTACTTATTTTTTTTCTCAGTGCGCTATAAGTTTATGAAAATATATCTTATTTTCTCCTTTTAAAATATAACTTATTGATTTATAGTGATATAAGTGAGATTCGTTTTCTCCTTTGTATCTCCTTTTATGTCTTTCTGTATCTTTTTAACTTGTTTTTGTCTTTTACAAAATAAGTGATTCTGTCTTTTTGTGAAAAGTCAGGGAGATTTTAAAGCAAAAGGAGATTTTTCACTTTGAGTTTCTCCTTTTGGATATTGAATGAACTTTTCATGGAGTATTGATGATAGTTGATACAAGTTATAAGATATGGTAAATGTTAAAAAAGCAGTATGGATTAAATGTTTCCTTTGCTTTACTTTGACAAATTAAAGTAAATGTTTAACTTTGCAGCATGTAATTAAATAAAAGCATTGTCAAATGAACAAAAACTTAAATTCTATGAAGCTTTGCTTTGTTGTGGAGATACTTTTATTATCTTCAGTGAATATCTTATCTTTGCTTTTTATGGATAGTATATATATAAAGATAGGAATGGCGATGTATCTTTTCGTTATCTTCTTCTTTATGATCCTTCCTATTACACGTAAGAAGACAGATGAGGAAATGCGTTTCTTCTTGAGAAGACTTTATGATAAGTCATATCTTACTGAGATAGGAACACAAATTGCAATTACTATAGTATTTTATTTGTTCAGTTTCCTATGGTCTTTGCTTCTATTTGCTGTTGGATTTCACCTGCTGTGGATTTTTGCTTTGCTTATTGAAGTTGTTGGTAAGTGGATTTATTCTAAGTATAATCAAGAACGTGAGGAAGATTAATTATGAGCATCTTTGATGTGAAGTGTAGCGTCTATCGTTCTGCTAAGGATAGGATAGGAACTGGTGATATTACAATTGCTGAGTTTCTTCTTGGTGAACGTTGGAAGGAACCTGTCCTAAGGTTACGGGATATGGTGGCGGAGTATGGTCCACTTGAAGCAAAAAAGCACGAGGACTATAAGCTGACTAAACAGCAGCTGCCAGGTGCTACGCTTTCAGGATTATTTTCAAGGCGTAAAGGTGATTGCTTAATACAGCACACTGGCTTTGTGGCTATAGATATTGACCTTGGGGATAATACAAGTATCGGTAACTTTGGAACCATTCTGCGCACTCTTCGCCATCGTGCCGAGGTCGCTATGTATATGCGTTCATGTTCTGGTACTGGATATTTCGCTTTAATACCATTGGCATATCCTGAACATCATAAGGAGCAGTTCCGTGCTTTACAAAAGGAATATGCAGCGATGGGTATAGTGCTTGATAATGCTTGTAGCGATATAACCCGTATCCGTTTTGCTTCGTATGATGAGCATCCTTATGTTAATGAGCAGGCTATTCCTTATAAAGGAATGTATGAATACATTAAACCAAAGTCTGCTGTTAATATTACTCATAGTGTCGGTAACTCTGTTGAGTTTGTTGATAAACTTATTTCAGCAATGGAACGTGACCATCTTGCTCTCCCTCATAGTTATGATCTTTGGCGTGATGTCGGTTTTGCTTTAGCATCATTAGGCGAAAACCCAGGAAGGAGTTTCTTTCATCGTGTTTTTGCTTTGACTTCAAATTATAACCCAGAGGTTTGTGATAGTTATTATAAGGTATTATCAAGGAAAAATTCTGGAAATGGGACCATAACTATTGCTTCTTTCATCTCCTTAATTGGGAATATATATAGAACAGGTAGTATTTCTTTTGAAAAACTTCACTTTGCTTCTGATATAGAAAGACGTGTCTTTTGGGCTAAGATCTTAAAGTAGAATGTGTATTTTATAAACTTTTTAATTAAATATTTTTTATGGTGAATAGAATAGTAGAAGTTCAAATTGATTTGGACGACATCGACGAGGATGACCTCGTTGAGTATTTAGAAGATCGTGGCTATCTCGTTGAGAAAGAAGACCTCTCAAGTGATGATAGTAATAGTGCTATTGATACTGGCTATAATGGTCAAGCCAAAAGTGTGGTAAGATATATAAATAACAATGGCGAAGAGACCTTATTAAAGGAGGTACTATATGAGTACTTAGGTATGGGTCACTTTAATGATGTTGATACTCTTTGTGAGGAACTAAAAAAGAGATTAAGCTAATGAAAATCCTTAAACCTGAAGTAATTTCTTGGTTATGTCCTGAAGACTGGCACACCTTGGTTTCTCGTGCGGCACGTGTTTGCTATGGTAGTGAGACTGGAAAGCGTACGGCTGAAGAGTTGTGCAGCTTCTTAGAAAAGCGCAATCACCTCTCAATGTTCCGTCATGGAACAAAGTACTTTGTGTTTACGCTTGCCGAGGTTAGTGACTATCTTACCATCTCTCGCCTGTTGTTCTCACCGTATATCGGTCTGACTTATAAGAAGACAAAGAAGCTGCGTGTCTATTTTGTTGCTATGAATGTGCAGGCATTTATGGAGTTGACTCCTAACATACATAATGAGTTGGACCCGCATGAGGTAAGTCTGTCTGAATTTGTAGAGAAGGTTAAGCAGTATAAACATCCTACGGCTTTTGCGTTGATTCGCTATACCGTTTGTGTTACGACACAGATTAGCACGAGTCGCGAACTCAATCGAACTTCACCAAACAACATAGCCGAGCAGAGTACACGTTATGTTAGTTTTGGTAAGCGTGGTGGTATAACTATCTGTGAGCCGCACTGGTACTCTGGTGTCTCCAAACTGAAACGTTTCACGGCTCGCCTTGGCTGGCGTGTTGCAGGTTTATTCTATTCGCTGATGATGCGAATGGGATTAAAGGCGGAGGATGCTCGTGGCTACCTTCCACTTGATGCGGCAACTCGTGTCGTTTATACCTACAATGTCTTTGAGTGGCGACATATATTAGAACTTCGCCTGTTGGGAAAAACTGGTAAACCTCATCCGAATGCGAAGCTCGTTGCGCAGATGATTGCAGACGAGTTGCAAGAGGCAATAATCGATGTGACAGGAAATGTAAACTATAGAATAATTTGATTTATGGATTTGAACGAATATCAAGAGAAGGCAATGAAAACTTGTATGCCTACGTGTGACAACCTTCTTTATATGTTGATTAACCTTATGGGCGAGGTTGGTGAGTTTGCAGGAAAGATAGCAAAGCACGTACGTAAGGGTGATCTTTATGTTTATCACGCTTCGCATCGTGATGATAATGGTGATGTACTTCATTCTCAAGCTATCCTGATAACGGATGAAGAAAAGGACGCTTTAGCCAAGGAGGCTGGCGACATTGCTTGGCAGCTTGCAGGCCTTTGTCATGTGATGGGCTGGTCGCTTGAAGACGTTTGTCAACAGAATTTGGATAAGCTCGCCTCACGTCAACAGCGTGGAGTGATTGATGGAAGTGGAGATGAACGCTAATGGCAGGTAGTAGAGTTCCTACAGACCGCAAACGATTACGGGAAGCCTTTTTTGTTCCTCCTTATCATAAACGGCAGCTCACAGATTACCAGTTGGAATGGTTGAAGGACCATTTTCACGACAAAGAGAATAGCAAACTCGCCTCTGCTTTGAACATCTCTCAATCAACCTTGCATCGCTTTGCACGTGATTTGAAACTCACAAAGAGTGAAGCGGGTATGCGAGCAATAAAGAAGCGGCAGGCGGCTCAGATAAAGAAAGTGTGTGAGGAGAATGGCTACTATGATTCACTTCGAGGTAAAGCCCCCTGTGCTGCTGCTTTGGAAGCTACACGCCGACTACGTGAGGCGGGCTTTGTTCCTCTTGCACGTCTGAAAGAGATAAGTCCTTATCGCTATCGAAAATGTATGAAGGAAAAAGCCGAGAAACGTCGATTACTTATCAGTAAAGAACGCAGGCGCATCCGCTTTGGTATGGAACCGCAGACGCGTCTCGGTAAAATCCTACAGCAGAAATCCTTTTCACGCAAAGCAAATTGCTTACGTTACAATATGCTAAAGAAGGGTTATATCTTGGGTGATAAGTCGTTTGATAGTGATGAACGTTGGGTTATCTACTATGATTGTGATACGATCCGTTCGGCTATCCGTGAGCGAAATGCTGTGGACTGTGGCTTTAAGATTCTTCCTTTACCAGTTGAAGAATAGATAATTTAGTATGAATGATTCTGAATTAATGAAGTAAATCTATAGTAAGAAGGATTGTGTACGCAATAGCACTCAGTGGCTGGGTAGTTGCGACCGCAGTTATTTTGTATCATTTTTTATTTAGTAAGTAATATGAAAAGAGAAATATTATTCAGAGGCAAATCTATCGGCATAGGTGAGTGGCTTTACGGATATTTGTTCAACTATGGACTAACAGCACCGAGTAATGTACCTTGTATCAGCGTCTGTGTACCTAAGTCGTGGAAAGAGGCATATAATCTTTACGCTGTCAGCCCTGACACAATTGGGCAGTACACGGGGTTGAGAGACAAGAACGGGGTTAAAATCTTTGAGGGGGATTTTGTGTGTTTCTCATATATAACAGATGGAATAAATCCCATAGAGATTGAATGTCTTGCAAAGGTTGTTTTTGAAGACGGTTCATTTATGATTAAATGTGTCAAGGGGCATGTTCACAACAGCATGCAAAGGGCTTTGTTTGCTATGGATTATTTTAATATAAAAGTAGAGGTGGTTGGCAACATTACAGACAACCCCGAACTTATGAAGTAAAGTGTATGAAAGTTAGAATTGTTTCTGTATGACTTTTTTGTGAAGTAGAAGTAAAACGTGCATGGTATCTGCCATGGGCTACAGTGTACGACGGATGCTTGCCTTGGCGAGGCTCTTTCGCACAAGCAAAGAAGATTAAAGCAAAAATATTAGAAGATTATGACTAAGAAAATTATGTTTAATGATAAGTTCTGTCTGACAAAGGCGGTACTTGAAGGCGTAAAAACAATGACAAGGCGAGTACTGAAAGAGGGTACACCGCTTGGCAATTGGGAGGAAATAGCAAAGCATCTCCCTTATAAAGTTGGTGAAGTTGTAGCTATAGCGCAAAGTTACAATGACATTTATAATGAGTTAGAGGAAGAAGGGGACGATGTTGCAAACGATTGGTGGCTTCCTTCTTTTGAGGGTAAAGTCCTTGATACTTTGGCTGGATATAAAAACAAAATGTTTGTAAGGTCTGACTTCATGAAACATCATATTAAGATTACTGATGTTAAGGTAGAGCGACTCCATGATATATCTGATGAAGATATTATGCGAGAGGGCATAAGTGAGGAACGTTTTGCTGGCGGTGATAGTATGTTCTTCTATAATAAGACTTTTATTCGTGATAAGAAACAATGTGTTGAGCAGATATATAATTCAACAGCCCGCAGAGCCTTTGCGTCACTCATGTATAAAATTGTCGGTGGTAACACATGGCATAGCAATCCTTTTGTAGTAGCTTATAGCTTTGAATTAGTTGATTAAGCTATGAAAATATTAATACAATTTAGTGGAGGCAAAGATAGTCAAGCTTGCCTAATTAAGGCGGTAAATGACTACGGCAATGAAAATGTTACAGCATTATTCTGTGATACAGGGTGGGAGCACAAAGATACTTACACACATATTCACAATGTTTGCAATCAGTTAAATGTAGAACTGATTACACTCAAAAGCAGGAAATATAAAGACTTCGTGGATATGTCTATCAAGAAAGGTCGTTTCCCTTCTACAATGGCAAGGTTCTGTACTTCTGAACTGAAAGTAATACCGATGATTGATTACATCCTCTCGCAGGATGATAGCTTTATAATCATTCAGGGCATTAGAGCTAAAGAAAGCAAGGCACGTGCAGGCTATGATGTAGAATGTTCATATTTCAAGGAGTACTTCAATGGTGAAGTGAAAGGCTTGTATTACAAGAAAGCCGTGCTCGAGTGGTGCAAGACACACGATGCAAGTGTGTTACGACCTATTTTTCACTGGTCAGCACAACAAGTAATAGATTATATCCTTGAAAATGGTCAGCGTCCAAATCCTCTATATGAACGAGGCTTTTCAAGGGTAGGTTGCTTCCCTTGTTTTATGTGTAGAAAGCGAGAGGTGCAACTCATATCGAAAGACGAATGGGCAAGAAAACGACTAATAGATGCTGAACAACGAATGAAAGATGAAACAGAAAGAGCTTCGTCGTTCTTTCCACCTACATACATCCCTAAACGTTTCTGCACAAATGGTGAATATCCCACGGTACAGGAAGTGTTCAAGTATGTAAATCGTAATGACGCACAGCTTGATATGTTTGAGCCAGACGGAGGATATAGTTGTATGAGTTTATATCATGGATTATGTGAATGAAGTAAAACTAAGTAATGAGAAAGGGCTTTAAGATACTTCCTTTACCAGTCGAAGAATAGATAACTTAGAATGAATAACAGATATGAATAGAAAAGAAACAGAGGCATTGCTTGCCGAGAAGAGAAAACAAATATTAGCGTTACAGCAAGAGATGGGACGTATCGGAGAGACTTTTCTTGCTGAGAATAAGCCTTTTGAAGTGGGCACGCTTTGCGAGTATAATGGTCGTCAGTTTCGTATTGCTGGCTATAATTACTACTTTGAGCCTAATGTCCTTATTAATCCGATGAAACAGAATGGCAAGCCTTCCCGCCTTGTGCGGTATCTCAGAGGTGTTGATTGGGACGACTTGAAAGAGAAGTTGACTGTGATAGGCTTCGCAGAGGATTAGACTGATATTGTTATATAAGAATAGACGAATATGAAGAGTAAGATTACGCCTGTCTGTATGGCAGAAGAGTACTGGGCTAATAGTCAGTTGTCTGTTGTAAGGCATTTTGGTGAGATAAATTTCAATGGACATCATTATATCATCGTAAACAAAGAGGGTATCAGTGTCCTTGAATTGTCCGACCCAAAGAGCAAGCATTACGCAAAGGATGGTATGGCTATCCCAGCAGGCGAGCCGTGCGACTTGATACTTGCCGACTTTCAACCCTATTACCGTTCCTTAGGTCGTGATGCCTTCCTTGAGGTCTTGAAAGAGAAGCCTTCTACGGATCTAAAAGTCTTGAAGCGTATCTATAAAGAAAAGATTCGTAAATAAACTATGCGAGCAACAGACCGAAACTACAAGCAAGCTGCTCTTGCTGTCTTACTAACCTTAAAGAGGGAGTACGACGCTTGTGCTACGCTTGAGGATGTGATAAATGAAATTGAAACAGAACTATTAGATTAGAAATTCACAATGGAGAAAAAAGAACTTGATAAATTGAATACCGAGTATGTTGAGCATCTAAATACTATGGATGCCTTATGTGAGCGTATGGGAAGAAATTATCTTTATATGGATAACTTCGCAATACTTCACATGGCAAAAACTGATATGACAGGAATAACTGAAATACTCTTGTTTAATATGTTACGACAAGAAAGCGTGTTTGAGTTGTTTCGCAAATGTGTTGAGACTGCTGCAAAGGTAAGGACAGAGAACCCTGCTTGGCTTCAGGAACTGATAGAGAAGGACAATGAAGTACAGACACAATATGCTGTAGATAGTTTGTTGAAATCTAACGGGATGAAACGAAAAGGGCAGTAAGTCTGCACAGGTTGCTATGATAACTCACAAAAGGGTGATATAGCAAGGCAAAGTGGGTTACTATAGTAACTCTAAGCGTCTTGCTATACTAACCCGAAGTGACTTGCTATAGCAACTAAAAATGCTGAAAATTCTGTCCCTACGTAAGTTTATAAATGAACTATCTTTGCGATGATAATTCTAATGTTCAACCTTAAAAAAAATGTATATTATGGCAAGAGTCAAATATACCGTAAGGGAAAACAAAAAGTTAGGTAAGCATAGTTTCTATGCTGTTCCTATTCCTAACGACACTCTGACCTTTGCAGAGCTTTGTCGTGAGGCGTGTGATAACACCTCTATCGAGCCTTTTATTATGCAGGCGGCAGTGACTGACTTTATGAAAGTCGTTCAGCGCAATGTGCTGAAAGGTTTCCGTTGCAATTTAGGAGACAAGTTCTTAACAGTCTATCCTAACCTTCAGTGTTCGGTAAAAGACACCGACAAGGTTACGGCTACGGCTAAGATGGTCAATGCAGCCAATGGCAGAAGCCGTTTAGGTTGCACGGTGAGCATCAAGTTCAGTCAGCAGTTTGCCGCAGAGGTGAGCTGGCAGAAGGTGGACGACCGTGGCGTTGCTATCGAGGAAGACAACATTGTCGAGGAGGGCAAGGAACATCAGCCGGGCGGTAAGCCTGGTGGTGGTGGTGCGGGAGTTAATCCGCCTTTGCCTGGAGGAACGGTAGAGGGATAATAGCTGGCATTTCTTTTATAGTTTTATAGTTATTATAATCTTCGTTAAGGTCGGTCTGCGTAAGAGTCTTTATCTTGCATACTGAAACTTGCCTAAGCGGACTGACCTTTTTCTTTTTCGCCCGTGCGACTGCCACACGGATAGGCAGAGGAAATAAGGCTATGTTAGCCGAAAGCTGAGGACAAAGTGCGGTTCGACTCCGCACACGGGCACAAGTAGTAATTAATAAAGTAAAGGAAAGTATGAGTAAAGTCATGAGAATAATCGGACGTGGATTTATGATGTCATTCGTAACTATCTATATCGTGGTTGCTTATGTTCTGTATGTGCCATACGCTTTTTTCCGTGCACTGGCAGACTTAGACGAGTTCGGTGATTTCGTGAAAAATACGACAACTTTACTTTTAACACCATTGAAGGTATTCTTTAAGATGCGTTCAAAATCACGAGAGGAAAAGCTATGAGCAAGGCAAATACTTACATACAACGTGCGGCAGATTTCCTGCGTACTATAGACAACGATAGCGAGACACAGGCTGACCTGCGTAAGAAACAAGAGCTTCGTTGGCACGACCTTCAGGTGCTTCGTAGATATGAAGCCTATCGACGTGGGTCGGGTTCAATTGAAGATTGTCCACCTCCGAAGGTTGTTACCGCCTCAATTGAACGGGCTATCAGAGAACTGAAAAGTCATTTTTAAGAGTAGTTGCCCTATCGTTCTATAAGCACTCTTATGATAAATAAACCCTAAACCATATATAAACAAATGAGTAAAAAAAACAAAGCAAAAGAGATTTCTTCCGCTGCTGCCCCACAGAAGAAGGTAGACAGTAGAGTTGAACACCCAAGTTACTATAACGCTCACCCATCAGGTGTAGAGTGCATTGACATTGTTCGACATTATAACTTCAATGTTGGCAACGTTATTAAGTACCTTTGGCGACATGGCTTAAAGCGTGAAGAAGGTATGAACAATAAGGCAAAAGCACTGGAGGACTTGCGTAAGGCACGTTTCTATCTTGATGATGAGATTAAGAGATTGGAGCGCGAAGCCGTTAAGGAAGACAGAGAACTCTGTCGTAAACATATTCAAAGTTATGTCATCCCGCTTACTGACATTGTTGCCGCTTCTCGTCTCCTTCGTGAACTTCTCAATACTGAGGGTAAGGCTGAAAGCGAGAAAGGAGGCCGCTAATGTCAGCACAGAAGAAGAAAGTTAACTCTCGTGAGATAGCTAAAACCTTTATGAGTCCGACTGTTCACGCCTTTACGCTTGACAATCTTAAAGGTGAAGAGTACGCTGATGTGCTTGATATGCTCTTCCACGAAAAAGAATGGACAGAACGTATCGAAAAGCGCAACCGCCTCTATCATGGTATAGATCGTATGCCAGAGCAGAACCGCCCCGCTGCTATTCGTGCCTTGAAAGATGCTGATACTTGGTTGGGCAATCGTCTATTGCAGACGTTGGTGATGAAGTCGGTTCATGTAGGGACGATAGAACATAAGCCATTGAAGGAGTATTACGCTGAACTGCCTAAGGACAAGGAATCAATGGCAAAGCAAGATAAAATCTCCTTTCTCTTGAATGCAACTGTCTTTCTTTGCGATATTATCGAAAGTAAGATTAAGGACGTAAACACCTTGCTCCGTGAGTTGTTCAACGATGATTCTATGGGTTTTGAACAAATGGACGGTGTGCTGATAGCCCTTAGGCAGATGAATGATTTCTTTGAAGCCACTCGTGATAAGGGTTCAACAGCTGAGAAGGAAATCTTTGCCGACTATGCAGAAAGCATAGAGAAGTATATGGACGGCCGTATGAAGACTTATCTCGGACGTATTAAGAAGATACGCTTGGAGAACAGTAAGAAGTAAGGACTATGGCGAATATCTATCTACAAGTGCAGTCTTACGTAGCGGCTTATTACCGCAATCGTGATGACAGTAACGTTTTAGGAGTGAACGATCCTGTTAAGTTCTGCTCCTTCTCGCAAGAGCAATTCGTTCTGCAATCCTCCTTGGTACCGCTCAGCGCACAGTTGCAAGCGCACTCGAGATGCTATTCAGCAAGCGTGTGGAACACAATGCTTACAGGTAAGTCGCCTATTACGGGCAACTTACTTGTTAAGCGTGACCGCCACGATTGGCTTACCTACAGCGAGGTTTGTACTATGATGAGTACGCGCTACTTGCCGCAGAAGGATAATTGTGATTACCTTTGTATTGCTATTCCTGACACGGTAATGATAGGTAACACACAGCACAGGACGACCGCACTCTTTGCGCTTGATCATACGGCTTCCTTCCAGTTGCAACGTCTACTTCATGACGAATTTGTACGCGCTTTGCTTACTTGGTATCAGTCGGATTTAGAGTTTTGCGCTGAGAAAGGTATATCACGTTCACGCATTGAGATGCTTGAACGCTTCATGCTTCATTATGACATCCCTGTCGGACCGTCTAAGATAGAGCGTGATAGTTTGCGTAGATTGCTGAACCGTTGGCTATCCCAGTCGTTGTCGCCTTCCTTTGCTCGTGTGTCTGTAAACAATACGGATATAACCCGACTTAATGGGAAAGAGGAACTAACTTAATAGCTTTCTTGTGTTGTTTCCTTATGTTAAATCTCTTCTAAATGAATGTTAAATAAATTAATCAAATAAGCTATCTTTTTAACGCTAAATTGTTTTCGTGTTTTTTGATAGTATTTTGACTTATAATTTCTTAAAATATGGATAGTAGTTTGTCTTGTAAGGAATTGTTCCTTGATGATATAGTTAAGTTGGAAATCTATCCCGCTGATCAGTGTCGCTTTCCTTTGCCAGCTAATCTTGCCTTGTCGGAGATGTCTGGTGCGGTCTTTAGTGAACATTGTCTGACGATTGACTTAACGGGTGAAGCAGATGTACAGGCGGCAGATGTTCCTACGTTGAAGATTAGCACTGCTCGTTCTATGGCAGGACTGACTTATACACACGATTTGCAAGTATCGGTTCAGTTTGGTGCACCTCTTGTTTCAGCGGCTATCGTGTATCTGAAAAACGCTGATTTCCACGTAGTTTACACGAAAGCCGATGGTACTCGGTGGTTGTCTTATTCGTTGTGGAATACGTCGTTGATTGACTTTGACGATACCCACGCTACGGCTCGTGCTTGTCAGTTGAAAGTGAAACTGTCATCTATGAGTGACTTGATACAGTTGAAATAAGTTCGTTCTATATAATATAAGGTATAGTTTGTATTTTTGCAGGCCATAAAAACATTTTGGCGTGTTTTGACAAGGTAGATAGATTCGTTCTTGGATAACATTCTTTTTGTCTTGAATGACAGAAGAAAACCTTGTTCGTTTGCCTTGGAGCTCGTGAGAGTTCCAAGGCTTTTTTGTTTGGAAATGTTGCCCAAAAATGTCAAATACGCTTATAAATAAGTCCTTACTTCGTCTTTTTGCCTTCATACATTTGCACTGTACAATTTTATTAACCAGACTGTATGAACGGATTACTTGAAATATTAACGACACGCAAATGGATGATCTCACCAGAGTTTGTTCATTCTATTCGTGATGTTATTGAGCGTAATATGAATGGGCATGCTTCCCTTGGCTTAGGTGTTAAGTCTATGGGATACACCGCAGCTGTTGGTAGTAATGGTATTGTTGAGTATGCAACTAATGAAGAAGGTGTTGGTGCTTGGGAGCCTAAGAATATGACTAAGCCCTTCTTTAATGTCGTTTCCGTTGACGGTCCTATTACACGTAATGGCGGGGCTTGTAGCTATGGCTCTATTGAATTTCGTGATATGGTTTTCGAGGCAGCTAACAATCCTTTGTGCCTCGGTCATCTCTTTGTTATCAATACGCCAGGCGGTTCAGCTTGGGCAAAGAACGACTTTCAGCAGGCTATAGATTATGCACATGACAGGAACCAACCCGTATTAGCATTTGTAGATGGAATGTGTTGCTCGGCTGGTATGTATCTCGCTGCTTTGTGTGACGAACGCTATTACATGCACCCAAAGGATGAGATTGGTTGTATTGGCGTAATGGCTGCTTTCTACACACAGAAAGACGGTAGCAAGAACGAATATACAAACGAGACCTACCACGAACTCTATGACCCAGAGTCTTTTGAAAAGAATAAGTGGGTTCGTGATGTCGCTAATGATGATAAGACAGACTTGCTTGTCGCTGACCTTGCTGCCTTAGGCGTTGAGTTCCGTGCAGACGTAAAGGCTAACTGTCCGAATGCGACTGACGAGCATTTACACGGTAAAATCTTTGCCGCTGAAGACGTTAAGGGCATCCTTATGGATGGTCAGAGTACAGTGCTTGGCTGTTTCCAAAGAATTAAGTTGTTGGCTAAGCAACGTGGAAATAAAGCCTCTGAATCTTTGAGTGAACAATCAAAATCAAATTTGAATATGGATAAGAAGTATCAGAACATCGCTACTGCGTGTGGCGTGAACGAGTTGGTTATGACAGAGGAAGGTACGCATCTCGACCTCTCTTTGTGCGACAAGCTCGCAGAGACGCTTGGTCAGGCTGAGGAAACTAAGACAGCTCTTGACAAGGCGAACGAGACTATTAAGGGTTTGGAACAGCAGTTAGAGGAAACGAAAGCGGCATCCGAACAGGAGAGAAACAACGACTTTGAAGGTCTGAAGAAAGAGCAGGAGGCAGCTATTGCGGCTCTTACCGAGGCTAACGAGAAGGCTATGGCAGAGGCGAAGGCTGAAGCAGATAAGGCTATCGAGGCTTTGAAGAGTGAACTTGATGCTGCTAAGGCTACTCTGAAAGAGGCTGAGCAGAAGATTGCTGACCGTGATGAGCAGATTCGGACTTTGACAGCAGCCCCTGCTGAGACTGAGGGCGAGGAAAGTCCTGCTTCTAATGGTACTGGTGCTGAGCAGTCACACTTGGTAACTGGTGTTCCTCAGTATGACCCTACGAAGTCGCCTTCAGAGAACAGACGTGCAATGGAAGAGTATGAGCGTAAGTTGCAGGCAACTATTGGCTCTAAAACCTCAATCTAAGGTGTTCTTCCTATAAAAAGTATTCATTCAATAAACTTATAAAGATATGGTAAAAGCAGAATTTATTGGTATTCACGCACTGACTCACATTGCTGATCAGTTCACACCACAGATTATCATGGGTGCAAGCTACTTCCGTCCTGAAGAGATGGACCGCCTGCACATTAAGGTGATTTCTGGTATTCAGTTCCGCAACACTGCAACGGTGATGGCTCGTAAGGGCGGTACCACTCGACGCAAAGTTGTTGGCAAAAAGGTTGACAATCCTATTGGCTTCTTGAAGGAGCGTGTTCTTACAGCTAAGCAGACTATGAACCGCTTCAGCGACAATCAGGATAACTATGTTGAGACACCTTACCAAGTGGAAGGTAGTTCAGACTACAGCTATCCTATGTCAGAAGCAGCATTCAAGGCTATCACCGCTACTTATGGTGAGGACTTGTTTGCCAACCTCTTCCATGGCGACCTTGCCAATGATGAGAACGGAGAGAAGGGTGCTCTTTCTTTGTTCGACGGCTTCCTGACTTGCATTAAGCATGATGTCGAGGATGGTCTTATCAGTGAAGCAATGGGTAACCTTGTTAACTGTGATGCTATTACTGCTCCTACTTCATCTACTGACACCGCAGCTTGGGACGCTTTTTGTGCATGGCAGCAGAAGTGGAATGGCTCATTGAAGAACCAGCTCAAGGTCATTGTTTACTGCTCTACTAAGACAGGAACGGCTTTAGCGAGAGCATACGCTAACGTTTGGCATGGTAATCAAGGTGTAAGATACCTTCAGGTGAACGGCATCGAAACTTACAACTTTACCGTACCAGAGTACCCTAACATCGAGTTCGCTCCATCGGATATTTATGGTGAAGGTGACAAGTTGATTGCTACCATCCCAGAGAACTTCCAGTATGGTGTGAACAGCGACGACAGTCGAAGCAAAATCTCTGTCAAGTTGGGTAGCGACACTGATAACCTTGATATTACCTTCCAGGTAGAGAGTATTCAGGGTGCTCGTCTCCTTAATCCGTTTGCTTCTGCGTTCTGTATGAGTAACGGTACTCTTGTCGAGAAGGTTGTTCTTGGTGACTTCACTCGTGCTATTTTCGCTGTTTCTGCGAATGACGACGCACTTGGTACTGTAACGGTCAATAGTGCTGCACCAGATCCTAAGAAGGACTACGCTGCTAACGAAACACTTACTTTGAAGGCAACTCCAAAGGGAAGTAATAAGTTCGTTAAATGGAGCAATGGTAAGACTACTCCAGAAATCACCGTTGTAACAACTGGTTATCCAGACGCTATTGTTGCGCTTTTCTCTAAGTAATAATTATTAAGTCTATCGGCAGAGGACTTTTCTCTGCCGAAGACTTTTAGTAATAAAGAAATAAAAGATTATATATATGGCAGTAACAGTTCAGTGCCCAACTATGGGTGATATTCTCGCCGGCAATCAGTGCTTAGAGAATTTTGCTGGTCTTGGTTCTACGGTTTATGTTGGTCTGAAAGAAGACTTGACTGAGCCAATGAAATTGACCGATGGTGTTTATTCAACCCCTAAGTTTAAGAGCGGTAAAGGTCTTTATCGTTTTGACTGTAAAGACGATGCTCAGCAGATTCAGGGTTCTTCTCTGAAGAATAACAAGGGTTTTGAGTTGACTGGTCATTTCGTTATCGACGCAGTTAGTAAGCTCACGGCTAAGTATTCACGTTCAGTGAACAACCTTAAGTTGTTCTTCATCTTCCTTGATGGTGAGGAAGATTCACAGATTTTGTATGACCCAACTCGCAATGTTCGTTTCGATGACGGTGGTATTAAGTCTGATACTGGTAAGGAGGCTAAGGATGAACGTACAACAACTTTCGAGTGCAAGCTCGGTCCTGTTCGCTATGATCATCTCTACGTTACCCCACCAACTACAGGTGGTTGGGACTCTCTTCTTGCTAACAAGGCTACTGTACTCCCTGGTGGATAAATTAATATTTTTTCCTGCCTAATAAATGGATTGATAGGTTTTTTATGTTTAGGGTTGCCTCTCACGTTTGGAAGTGTCCGTTCGTGAGGGGCTTTTTCGTGTCCTTTCTTTTTGGGTAATTTTCTGGTCTAAAAAGGTCCTTTTGTTACGTCTTTTGCTTTATGCCCCCTCCCCTTTTTGTCCTATACAGGGGAAGTTCTCTTATTACCTTTGTATAGAACAAAAGCAAATCACAGAATGCTTTTCATTAAGTTTCATAGACTTTTAGCGAATGGATAAACTCTTTTCTACATTAAGTGCAGAAGAACGACAGGCATGGATAGCTGATTTTCAAACGTGGGTAGCTTCTAAATTTCCTATATTGGAAGATGCGTCGTGTGCTTGGTCATCTGAAGATAGAGAGCAAATGGCACATGGGTTAAACTTGATTAATGCCTTTCCTTTCTGTCGTTCTTTTGTCGCTGATTCCTTGATGTTCCAAGACTATAATAGGCGTGTTACAGCAATGCGCCGCTGTATTAATCAAGTCTTAGAGGAGGTTAAAAAGGAAGTATCATTACAGGCTATAGACCTCTCAAGCCCGAAGTTACTTGTTCGTCATCGTGGTCGACCTACAAAATTGGAGCAAAAAGCCCGTGCCTTGGAGGAAGAACGAAAACAGAAAGAAGCCGAAGTTGAACACCCTTCTTTGTTTGAAGAAGACGAGATGAAGAACGAGCCTGTTGCACTTCATACAGTAAGTGGTGCTGCTGGTTATGGTACTTTGCTTCATCTTGATCAGTGGAAGTGGTTAATGAGTAAAGGTTTGCAAGAGGCTGTTGATACCATTCGTGACTTGCGTTCAAATGCTGCTGCTGCCGCTGAGAAAGCCAAGGCTTTGGCAGAAGCTGGTGTTGAGCCTGATAAGGTTAGTGTTTATGCTAAAGAAGCTGCTACGAGTACCGAAGCCTATGAGCGTATCTATGAACGTGTAGATGATGAGTTGGCTACTGTTTATGTTCGTTTGAAAGAGGATAGCACCTATAAGAAACAGATGCTAAAACGAAAGGTGCAAATACCAGAGTTACGCTCTTTGTTGCGCCCTTATTACGACCGACAGCCTGAGGGATTTAAGGAGAAGGTTATTCAGCATATTATGGATAACGACCCTCGTCAGGCTGCTATTCGTGATAAGCATAAAGCCTTGAAATGTCGTGTTGATGCGATACGTAAGTATCTTTTACGTACTGATAAGCCTAATACTCCTAAACGTATTCAGACTATGACTGAAAGGATTAAAGAACTGGAGAAACTTATAGGCAAAGCAGAAACAGAGCCTTACTATAAGGTGTTAGAGGCAGCAAAGAATAATCCTTATGTGAAACCTAAAAAGACAAAAGCATAATGAGCAGACCTTCGCAAAACTACCTTGATAAGGTAGAAAAGTGGTTAATGGGTGGGTTAACCCTTGACCGTATGGCAATGACGCTTGACCAGAAATTTCGTGCTAAGTTGGTTTATGAAGCATATCAAGTATGGTTGCAAGATAAACAGATACGTCCTACCGACCTTATGCGTCGTCTTGCAGCTCGTGAATATCCCATTTTGTTACAGAAGGCAAGCGAGGGAGACGAAGCCGCTTTAGAGGTTGTTCGTTTGTTGAATATCCGTGAAGGAGTACCACGTAGCTTTACTGAAATATCTAATGATGTTTCTGTGTTCAATTGGATTGTTGGACGTTTCGATACAGGTATAGAACATATTGAGAAGGCGAAAGTCGTTGATGCGTCCGACTGGCTTATTCGTGAAGGAATGAAGATGGGTGATGTCCGTGCGGTAAAGAGTGGTGCAGATATAAAGATGCAACTTAACAACAACTTCAATGAGAAAGAAGATGCTGCCTCTAAAATGCCTACGACTGAGATTAATATTACAGGTGATGTTTCTATTATTAAGAGTGATAGAGTGAACTATACGCCTGAAGAGCGTAAGCGTCTTGCTAAGCGTTTCAATCTTTCAGAGAAGGAGTTTACGGATATGATTCAAAACGAAGATGGTACGTGGGAAATGCCAGCTGAAGATACAGAGAAGGAATTTACTCCTGATGTTTTCGACCCGACACAAGAACAACGTCCATTATAAAACCTAAGATTATGCAGCGACGTGATGTATATATGAACCATAAACAGCAGCAGATATTCTATGCGAATGCACGGGATGTCCGTCTTCTTGCTGCTCGTCGATTTGGAAAGACTGATGGCTCTATTGGACCACGTATCTATTCTGTTAGTATGAGTATGCCACGTGGAACTAATCTCTGGTTGGGAAATAGCCGTAAGCAGCTTTACACAAGAACTGTACCTGGTACGATAGCGGCTATTGAGCGTTTCTTTGGTTTACGTGAAGGCGAACACTTTGGATGGGGAAGACCGCCACGTTGGGTGCCGAAGCCTATCTTACAACCTAAGACATGGGATAACGTGATATGGTTTGCTAATGGTAGTATTTGGCAACTTATCTCTTTGGCTGTCTCAGGTTCGGCAAATAGTATTACTGCAAATTCTATAGTGGCCGATGAGTGCAAGTTTATGTCTAAGTCTAAGATTGACGGAGAGGTTATGCCAGCTCTCTCTGGTATAACGCATCCGCTTGCAGATCCTGCTTTCTCAGAAAGTAATCCTTTGTATAAGTCTACTTTTTTTGCATCTGATGCGTCTTTAACGGCTAAAGGTAACTGGCTGGAGAAAGAAGAAGATAAACTTGATCTTGAATTGACTGACGGCATATTTAAGGGGAAAACCTATCGTGACATACAAAATGAACTAACACATTATGCTGATAGGGTTATTTACTTCAATGAACTTCTGCGTAATGCAAAAGCAACAGGGCGTGAGGTTATGGTTGTCAGACCAGAAAAGCGTGCTGCTATTCAAGCGTTAGCGGCTCAGGCAATGGCTCATGAAGGACCGTTCAAGATTATTCCACGTAACTGGAAAAACATAAACAAGTCGTTCGTCGATATGCTTATCAATTATAAACTTATCGACCCTAATGATGCCGAAATGCTCTTTAATCACGAGTACTTGATAACTCCTGACGAGCATTTTGAACTTTCTATGCTTCGCAATTCAAAGAAATATGCACGACACATAAATGACCTACGTTGTAATGCTTTTGCTTTCTATCGTGCATCGACGTTTGATAACATAGACTTGATAGGTGCTGATTATATTGCGAAGATGAAGCGTGACTTGCCGCCAGTTGTCTTTGCAATTTCTATTGGAAACATGAAGGCTGTTAAGAGCAATGACGGTTTTTATTCTAATCTTGATATAGAACACGTCCACGGTTACATACCAGACGACTGTCCGGCTATTGAGAACGCTATGCACCTTCGCATAGCAAGTACGGTAAGCGGAGGATGTAAGATAGATACTGAATATGAAACACCCGACTTTAGAGAGCTACAGGAAGTAAAGGATTGTACGCTTGATGGTGATGTAATAGAAAACCAACCGCTTTTTATTGCCTTTGACTTTAATGCAAACATAAACTGGGTTGTAACGGGACAGCAGTATAAGCGTGATGGAGTTGATGCCTTAAATGTGGTATCTTCTATGTTTGTTAAGAATGAACGTAAGTTGCGTGAGCTGTTGCAAGATTGGAATAAGTATTACACTCCGCATCGTTCTCATTGTAAGGAGGTGTTTTTCTTCTATGATTCTACAGCTAAATTCAAAGTTTATGCTGTACAATCTGAAGATTATAAGGACACAATTATAGCCGACCTGACTAAGTATGGTTGGACGGTACATCCTATTGATATGGGTTCTCCTATGCAACATGAGCAGAAATACAAAGAGATTAACGAGTGCCTTGCTGGTGCAGCTTATCCTGCCGTTCGCTTTAATAGAGATAACAACGAGGCTTTGATAGTTGCTTTGCAGACAGCTGAGGTTAGTATCGGTTATAAAGGATTTAGAAAAGACAAGTCAGGAGAGAAACTCAGCGAGGAAGCCGATGATGCGGTAAGACTGGAATATAGAACGGACGGCACAGATGCTTTCGATACATTACTCATTGGTGTTAAGCGTTTTTTATACCGTATGAGTGGAATGTGTTTCCCAAGTGGAACATGTACGTAAACTATATTCTTGTGTATTTCAAAAGTGTACACTTTGGTATCACTGATAAACTTTAAGTAGTCCACCCTTGCTATAGCAAGTGGTATATAGATAAAGGTTAAGTAGATTATGAGTAAAGACTGGACAGGAAACAGAGTTTCTTTATTTAAGACGATTGGCGCAAGCAATCATTGTGCACATGAACGTCAACAGGACGATTATTATGCAACAGAACCGAAGGCTACAGAGTGGCTTTTGAAGTTAGAACGCTTTGAGGGTCCTATCCTTGAACCTTCATGTGGAGAGGGGCACATGTCGAAGGTACTTATAGATGGGGGGTATCAGGTCGTGAGTCGTGACTTAATAGACCGTGGCTATGGCTCTGTTGCCGATTTTCTTTCTAAGGATAATACAGAATGGAATGGCGACATCGTTACCAATCCTCCCTATAAATATGCACAAGAGTTCGTAGAGAAAGCATTGCAGATAATACCAGAGGGGCATAAGGTTGCAATGTTTCTTAAACTACAATTCTTGGAAGGTAAGCATCGCAGAATGTTGTTTGACGCTATGCCTCCTAAGCGTATTTGGGTGAGTACGTCGCGATTGAAGTGTGCGATGAATGGTGAATTTGAGAATATGACAGGTAGTGCAGCATCTTATGCTTGGTTTGTTTGGGAGAAAGGCTTCAGTGGAGACCCGATTATAAAGTGGTTTAATTAAGTTCTGTCCTATCTTTATCCTTCGTCTTTCTTACCTTTGTTATAACAAAACATTAAGGATATGCCTTATAAACAACCACAGCAATCGTTTCAGTCTTTGCGCAATTATACTGAGAAATTCTCTTGGATTGAGGCGCGAACTGGACTACGTACGACAGGATATAACCCTCCAAAGGGAGCGCAGGAAGTACAGCGTGTTCCCTTTTTTGTACGTTTTGTTACTCAGGGTGGACGGCTTGAAGAAGGTAACGTGGTTTGTTTGAAGGTGAATAGACGTAGGCATCAACGAATGATTCAGTTTGTTGAAAGTCAAGAGATACGCATCCTCTGTGATTATCTTGTTATTGAAGTCGATGGTATAAGAATTTTAACGCATTAAGGATATGGCTACTAAGATTAAGAGTAAGGGAAACATAGTCCGAGTTGTCGGCTCGGAGAAACTGAAGGAGGAAATGAGTTACCTTGAGTCTCAAGGTTATGCTGTGCTTCGTCCTGGAGGTATTAAGAGTAATGATGCTTCTGATGAGACTTGGCACGACTTCTTTTCTAACCAGATGACCGCTGGTGTTGGAGGAGGAAAAGGTGGACGTAAATCCGTACCTACGCTCTTTGCCAGCAGCGGTTCAGAACAAGCGGTTTCTGAGAATGTGGGTACGAAAGGACTTGGTTGGATAGAATGGGGAGTAGGCAACAGATTGCCTAATGTTGTCTCTCTGCTTTGTGGTATTCTTCCTTACACAGCGGCTGGTTTGAAATTCAACACAGACCTCTGTGCGGGTCTTGGTCCTGAGCCAATGTATCGTTACACACAGTATGTTGGCGGGAATATTACTACGAAAGAAATTCCATATTCAGAGGCAAGCAAACTTATCTCAGGCTTGATTATCGACCGACTTCGTGAAATTAAGAACTTAGAAAATAGTGATTCTTCTGTGTTTGGAACGACAGCTAAGAGTGATAATAAGGCTTTGATTGAACAGCTTAACAAGGAAATTGAATCCTTGAAAACCGACCTTACTGTGTGGGAAAGAACGGCTCCCGAGGTGGCAGAGTTTCAAGAGCGTAACAATCTTGCACAGACTTATCTTCAGCTTTCTGGTGATACTCAGATGTTGGGAATGTGTTTCCCAGAGTTACAACTCAACTCTCAAGAACTTGATGAGCGTGGAAAACCTGTAAAGACAACGCTTTGGAAACCTAAGGTTGTAGGTATTGGCTACCGTTCAGCACATACTTGTCGTTTGGAGCGTATGGACGACCAGAATAAGATTAATTATGTTTATGTAAGTAATCGTTGGTTAGATCAGCCCGTAGCGTCAGTGCAAGAAGCATCTTCTAAAGTCGTTGCTTATCCTGCTTTGTCTATACAAACACCATTGGCTGACTTGAAAGCTGCTGTGCGAACGGCACGAGATAAGAATGTTAGTGCCAAGACCCGCCCTACCCGATTCATATTCCCTTCAAGCTATCCGACTGTAGGTCGTCCTTACTATCCGTCGCCAGCATGGCATAGTGTCTTTGTTGGTGATGTGTATGAGTATATTGCGACTATCATCTCTGACCGTTTCAATCGTCGTAAAAACAGTAATGTTATTGGTCGTGTGATTTATATTCACAACGACTATATGCAGCAACTCTTCATTCAAGCACAGGCACAGAGTGATGCCGATAAACAGAATGAGATACGTGATAAGTTGTATAAGGACATCAATACGTGGCTTAGTAACCGAGACAATAGCGGTCAGTCTCTCCTTGCCTTCACCTTTATGGGTACTGATGGTAAAGAGCATAAGAGCTTTGAAATCGTAGAGGTTGAGAGCAGTAGTAAGTCGGTTGCTGATGCGAATGAAAAGGAAACAGCCGAGGTGGCAAGTATCATCTTTATGGCTATGGGACTTGATGCGAAACTGCTTGGCTCTACCCCACTCTCCCTTGTTGGTCAGAGTAGTGGTACTGACTTGCGCATCCGTTTTGGTGTGAAACAAGTTCAGATGGCACCGACACAAAAAATAATGCTAAAGAGCCTTGAGGTGGCGAGCCGTTTCAATGAATGGGACAAGCATCTCGTTTGGCGTATCAATCGTGAGGTGCTTACCACGCTTGATAGTAGTAAAACTGGTATTACTCAAAAAGAAGAGGAGGCATAAACTATGTTGATAACAACAACTAATGAACTTAGGCTTTATTCGCCTGCAAACGCAATAGATGCTATCGAAACTCTGACAGGTTTCATTGATAGTAGCGAGCACGATTTCCTTGAAGAAAAGTTGGGAAAGGATTTGTTCGTGCTGTTGCAGAAGTATTATCGTGGTCTTGGTGAAGCGGGTATTATGACCCTGATTGAAAGTATTCAGCGTAACGAAACGCTTTTACCCTATTCACAGTTACTAATGTTGGCTCAGCGTTGTGTCTGCTTTGATGCCTTGGGTAGGGCTATTGATATGCAGGCTATTAGTGTGAATGGTTCAGGTGTGAACGTGGCAACCTCTGACGATTATGGTAAGGCTGATAAAGATGCTATCAGTGCGTACAAACAGACCTGTTATAAGGAATCTCATTCAGCTGTAAACCGCTTGCTCATTGTACTTGAAGAGTGGATGCGTGAGGTTGCGTCTGTAACTGAAGAAGGCAAAGACACAGACGAGTACCGAGAGAAAAAGGAAATTACTGATGCTTGGCAAAAAAGTCGATATTTCTTCCTTGTTGGTTCTTTGTTGATTCCTTCGGCACAGGTGCTGCAAGAGTACGTTAACATATATGACAATCGTGAGAAATACATTACACTTTTGCCTGATTTGCGTTATATTCAAGAGGATATTCTTGCGCCAGTTGTAGGTGAGGATTTGTTAGATTTCCTTACAGACAATGCTATTAAAGGTACAAAAGATAAGAAACTCGCAAGGCTTATTCATCGTTTACGTAAGGCGATGGTAAAGCATCTTATTGCAAGAACAAACTTCTTGAAGCTGTCTGCTCCTGACCTTGCTACCGTTCATAATGAAGCCGTCTTGATGGTGAATAATTGCGTCGATTATATACGTATGTATCAGTCAGACTTTATTAGCTTGGCAAAGAATGCTATGGAAGCCTCGCCTATCTATGACGCTTCAGCAAATAAGGTTCGTGAACCATACGAACCGACATTTAAGAACAATGAGGATGGAAATGTAATGTTTGTTATACCAGCTTTGAGTTAAATATGTTTGAAGAAAAACGACACATTGACCTTCGTCTTCCTCGTTCTTGGAACGACTGTTCCACTGAAGATCTCCGTACTGTTGCACGTGTTTTGATGTCCTGTGCTTCAAAAGCAAGCCGCTACAAGCCTTTCTCCTTGAAGGAAGTAAAGATTGCTCTCTTCTTTGCCTTTACAGGTCTTGAAATCGTAGAGCCTATTAATCCTCGTGTTGACGTGGAACGGCAATATTATGTGGTACGCTTTCGTGATAAGTCTTTCAGTTGGTTGCATCGTGCGTGGCGTTGGTGTCGTAAACGGCTGACAGGTGAAGACCCGTCTGTGTTCAACCTTTATCTTTGGCAAATATCCTCTTGGATTGAGCCTGAGAAAGACTTGAATAGTGGGCGGATTATCCGTGCAGGTTTGCTTGATTGGTTGGACTGTGAGGGGAATAATCACCTATTTGTATTCCCTTTCCAAGAGATAAAGCGTAGTCGTTCTTGGTGGCGACGTAAACGTGTCTTTCGTGGTCCTGAAACGTTAATGCAAGACTTTACTTGGCAGCGTTACCGTTTTGTTCAGGATTATATGGAGCATTATGTTACGCAACAAAACCTATTGCTTCAGATGCAGGAAAAGGGTGATCAAATCAGTGATAGGGACTTGTTGAAACAAGAAAAGGCTACGGACCTTGCTCGTGCTTGTTTCTTAGCGGTCCTGTATAAGGCTAAAATTCGTGTTGTTGAAGATAAAACACAGCGTATTCGTGTTGACTTTGAATATCAGAGTAATCAAGTTACAGACTATGCTCCTTACTTTAGGAACTTTCCTGAAGAAGATTGGCAGGTTATTCGCTTTTGGTGGGAAGGTATGATGTTCTATTTGCAAACAGAATATCCTCGTTGCTTTAAGCGTCAAGCTGTGAAAGGGCAGCCAAAGCAAAATAATCCTCTTGAACTCTATACACGTACAACGGCAACTATGCAAAAGTATCTTGGTTTAGATGAGACGGAGGTTAATAATCAGTTCTTCCAACTTGTATTGCAGCACATGGATAATATGGCTAAAGAGAATGATGAACTTGAAAGGATAAAGGGTAGTTAATGGTATTTATATCGTAGCTTTATGTTTATATATTGGTAGTGTTGCCTTCATTGTCCGTGATGGATAGTGAAGGCTTTTTAAATTGCTTTTGTCCCATAGTCTCTTGTTTTGTTTCTTATCTTTGCTATATAAATGATTTGATTATGGCAAATATTGATGCTAAGTTTGAACGATTTAAGAAGTTCTGTACAGATATTCTTTCTCAGAGTGGAAATTGTAAGGAGAGTCAAGCCGACATGGCAGCAGCTAATACAGTACCAGAGTTGGTAGCTGTGTGGATTAAGTATTGGCATGGACTTATTACAGAAGTTCCACAACAGACAATTGCTGCTCTTTCTGAAGTGTATGATGATTATAAAGACGAGATAAATGCTGCTGGTGTCTATTTTAATGAGAGTACTGATAAAGGTGAAGTTCTTGTTGGTGACTGTCCTAACGTCTTAAAGTTTAGAGATAAGGCTAAGGTTTATGTACTTGGTAAAGCCGAAGTTTGTGCTTATGATCATGTCTATGTTTATGCGGATAATGAAGACGCAAAGATTTTGTTGAATGATTACTCTCGTGGTAATATTCATAAAAGTACAGTTCATGCTTGCGATTGGTCTTCTGTTATCACAGACTCTAATAAGGTGTTTTGTGCTGATGCTGCTACGGTTGATATTACTGGTGGGGTTGTTTGTGATGCTGGTCATCGTGAGATAAATGCTTATAAAGGCACTGTGGTTTACTCAAACTTAAAGAAAGGTATCACTTTGGATAATACATCTAAATTATTAAAGAAAAATAGTTAATGAAGTCACACGTTACTATAAAGGCAAAAAGGAAATCGCTTGTTCTTCCTGATGATTTTACGCTTGATATTGATGATCAGAACCCTCTGTTTAACGAAACAGAAATGTTCTCCTACCCTGTCAACATACCTTTGATAGGTAATCGTTTCCTTGTAGGTAATGTTGATAGCGCAATAAGTGATATTCGTCCTGTTCAGTTGGAGCATACCCCTATGCGTATTCTTGTTGATGGTCTTCCCTTCCGTAGTGGTACTGCTGTCCTTGCCGATGATGACGAGGTAGAAGATGGTGTGTCTATGAATATAGCTTCTTCTTCGCAAAGTTTCGATAGCCTTATCGGGGATTTGTCTTGCCAAGACATACCCGTGAAGGATAAAATTCAGATTGGAGAGAAGATTGGTAATCTTGTTAGTGAAGTTACATATTCTTTTAAAGCGAAGATTACCCACAAAGGTAAGAAGGGCAGAAAGTTGTACACTTCTGATAAAGATGGTATTGCTAATGGTACATTTGAACCACAGGCATTAGGTTTCTCTTATCCAGGTGTATGTGTAGTTTCTGGTAATAAAGAAAAAGCAGAGAGAAAGACAACCTTATCCTATCCTAATAAGAACTCTGTTACTGTTCCAAAGGTTAAAACAAGTTTTATAAATGTCTCAGAGGCTTATCCTACAAAGCCTTATTGTAATGCTCGTGTTTGTTATAAGCATTTAGGACTGAATGATGATGGAACAACAAGCGATAGCGTTATTGCGCCCAAAGACGCTACCAATACGAATGAGGATGCATATCCTTATTGGGTCTTGGATGCTGACCGTCCGCAGTCAGGTATTTGTTTCTATGTGCTTTACTTTCTTGATTGCTTGTTTGAACATTTAGGAGTGTCGTTTGATAAGAGTGCATTAACAGAAATCGGTGATTTCAATCGACTTTGTTTCTTTACCACTCATTGCAAGTATGATACTGTTCCTATTCATGGAGAAGGCGAGAAAACGTATATCTGGAAAAAGAGTGTTATAAAAGATTCTAAGGACCGTGTTATTGAGTCTACTGACACTCTTTGTCTGGGTTCTTTATTGTTAAAGGCGAATAGTATAACAAAGATTGATGAGTTTTATTACTTTTCTGATTCTCAATCTGAAATGCCTGTCATTCCTCTATCTGAAACTGAATTGAATGGTTGGGATACCACTCCATCCAAAGCTACGGAGGAAAATCCTTATGTATGGAATGTGGAAATATTTACATACGCAGATGGCACAAAAACAGTTGGTATCCCACATTTTGTTTGTACGTACAAACAAAAAACTATTGCGTCTATTGAGCATCAATATGCACCAAGTGATAATACTGTGACATCTCCTGTTAAAAAATGGGCTACTACACCTCCGCAACATGAGAATGCTAATCCTTTCTTCACAAATATAGATGATATAAACGAGTGGTTGGATAGTCGTGGTTGCGGTGGTAGATTAAAGTTTGAGGATGAAGGTTCTAAGGACGTTTCCAGTTTTACTGTTCGTTACGGTGATAATGGTGAATCTATGACCTTCTCTGTTGGTGATGACTCTATTCAATCAATCTCTATTGAGTCAAAGGCTAAGACACATAAAGTATCTGGTAATATTCTCGCTATGTACGCAAATAGTGAGAATTTCCCAAAGGAGAGTGTTAGTACAGTCATTAAGTCTTTAGAGAACAGTTTTGGCATTAAGTTCTATTATGATTATGAGCAGAAGAAGGTAACGGCTTATTTGCTTCGTAAAGTCTTTCGCGATCAGGCGCAACCGATAGACCTTCCTTGTAAGGTTATTTCTATGCGTAAGGTTAATGAAAAAATAACTGGCGTTCGTATGTGTTATTCAGCAGAGAGTGATACAAAGGAACAACGACAGAATATCAAACAGAATAAGAAAGACTATAATACTGATTACGACTATATCGAGTATCCTCGTTCAAGAACGGTGACTAACAAAGTCTATGGTCAGATTTTCAAAGCCTTGTCTTCTTCTGATATGAACGTTTATGTTGATAAAACAACAGGTAATGCTTATCGTGTAAAGGTGGATAGTGAAGCTAAGGATGCTAACTCTTTACATCCTGCTTTATTTGAGGTTGGTGCTTTCAAAGGCGTTGAATTAGGCGATTGCTCTAAGATGAATGAAGACTATGTTCAGGAGTTTAGTAGTGAATTTACTCCGATGGTTTTTAATGATGTAAACTATCAGAATGAAATTGCTCTTGCCTCTGGTTCTGCTACAGGTGTTGATGAAAAAGGACGACGTGGTTCTGTTTCAAACATCAATGCAAAGCGTAGGCAGCCTATTTTATCGGCTTTTATAGATGAGGAAATGGAACACGAGTTTGTTTTACAGAAAATTCGTAATCTATTGTCTACTTCGTGGGCTGATTTCTATCTGACAGAGGAACTTCGTTTGCGTGAGAGTTACGACACTACAAAAACAGATGATGGTAACTCCCCCTTGCAATCGCACGACTGGGGACTTTCTATTGCTATTATGCGTGGTGGTGGTATTGATTCTACGATTGAAAAATATTCTTTCGATTATGATGGTTTTGGAAACAGTAAGTGGCGAACTGTGGCAGGCCAATATGCTCTAACCTCCGACTCTATTGATATGATGGGTAACGAGTTTGATTATAATGGTGTGCAACCTGGCGTGGGAGATGAAGAGAGGTTTTCTCTGAAAATCCGAGCTTTCAAACAGCCAGATTGGTCGCCTGTACCTCTGTGTAATCCTGATATTATGAACGAGAATGGAACGGTTGAAACTAAGATTCGCACACGTGGATTGTTTGATACTTTTATGTCGGAGTTTGCTTATTTCCTTCTTAATAGAAAGAAATATCGCATCCGTTTGTTAGCTACTCCAGCGGCTATTGCTGATATACCGAACCATTGGCTTCAGCGTTATCGTATTAATGGGGTTACTGGTTATATAAATAAAGTGTCTTACTCTCTTTCTGCAAAAGAGGGTATAAAGGATATTGAAATAGAATTTTACGCATTATGATTATGAAGAGTGAGGTTGAATATTTTATTTACAGCTACTTGAATCGATTGTTTGGTCCTAAGTACTTGTTGGATGATAGAACTGATTTGACAAAAGACCTTGGACTTTCCAGTATGGATATTTTGCAGTTTGTGATGGACGGTGAAACTCGTTTTAACATTTTTATTGACCCGTCTCGATTCCAACAGGACCGTTCTATTGGAACTATTGTTAATGTTATTACAAACATAATTAGAGAACAACATGGCTTCTAATCTCGTTTTAAAATCTGGCTCACCGCACATTGGTTCGCCTATTACGTATAAGGTAACGGCTGCTTCACTTACGGGTATCATTTCTTTCCATAGGGTTGTCGTAAAGGTGAAGGCAGCTCTTAGCACTGATACAGATTGGACTATTACGCAGGTTTCTACTCCTGTTAATGAAGGCGAAATTGTTGAATTAGATATTTCTTCAGCTCTTCAGGCTGTTGCTGACCGCTATCAGTACGATCCTATCCCACCTACGGCTTATCCGTTCGTGAAATATTCGCTTTCTGCCTATGATGAGTATATGCAAAATGGTGAGGTTCACCAGACGGAGGTAATAAGTAATGAAGGTGGTAATGCTCTCTTTGGTGCTAAGACCGACTTAGAAAGGCTCTTTAGTGATGGGAATAGTACCGCACAACATTTCTCTCGAAAACCTAAGTCTGAGTATGAAATTGTTTCCGTTGGAGAGTCTGTTGTTGTTCCTCAGTCTTTCTCTGCTCCTGTGTCGTTGGGTAATGTAACGACTGGTCCATCTTCTGCTGTCTTCCCTGTAACAACAGCTGGTATGCAAACGATAGGCGGACGTGATTTCTACGCTTTGAATAGTTCTTCGCCTGATCGTCTTGAGTTTCGCTTTGTAAATGGCTTGGGATGTCTTGAGAGCATTTCTCTTCTTTCGCTTCGGTCGGTAGAGATGAATATTACGAGTGAGACTTATATTCGTTCTGTGCAGGAAACGTTTGGTAACTTCTCACGAGGCTTAATTACGAAACAGAATGATTATGAAACGTGGAAACTATCGAGTGGACCTGTTAGTCCCGCAATGCAAGCGTGGTTTCTTCACGAGTTCCTTATGACTTCGGCTGCTTGGATAAAGGTAGGAACGGTGTTTATCCCTTGTCACATCGTACCAGAAGAAACTGTAACGGGTGTCAATCGTGCAGATGGTTCTATGCGTGAGGTTCATTTCTCTGTACAGTTTGATATTAATGGCTCGCCTGAATTTAGTTGAATAGGGTAAATGTCCTCTCCTACCCTATTTAGGCTTAATACATAAAGTATATACTTTAGCATCATAAGGTATATACTTTATTGCGTTAAAGTATATACTTTACGTTTTGTGGGTATATTCACTATTCTTTTTGTTAGTCTTATTTTGTCTGTCCCTAAATAATTCTGTCCTACACATTTCTTACGTCTATTTTATCTTTGCATAAAACAATGATAAAATATGACAGAAGCAAGCGCAAGTAATTATTGGATTAGTTCCACGGCATTGAGTATAACGCTAAATGCTATGGGTGATGCTGACTATATTCAGGCAAATGTAGCCAGTGGTGCTATGATAATGTGCTATATGCGTAACATAGACGGATTAGGCTATGATGCAGGACATAACTATCGCCGTTGGAATTTGATAGCCAACCCAACTTATTTCAATTCTACGACCGAGAAATATGTCTATGCTGCTATCCCCCGCAAGCAGCAAGAGAATGGCACAGCATTGATTGTGTTCCCTTCTGAGCGTGTTGATATTTATGGAAAGTCAGCGACCGAAGTTCAGCTTGGTTCTGAAGATTATTATTACATCTTCCTCGGTGGTGTTATCAGTCCATCGGTTGTTGGCGGTGTGTTGCAAAACAGAACGTGGACACAACGCGTTGATACTGGTAAATTGGCTTCTGACGAAGCTATCGCTGCTGGCGGTGATAATACTTGGTGGATATACAATGCTGTTGATGACACGGTAACTTTTTTGAAGGCTATTGTTCGCGCCACGTTCGATAATATCGAGGCTAAGTATGCGACCGTAAAGAACCTTATTATCGGTGGAGAAACTTTGACGGGTATAGCTAATGACGAAACTCCCAAAAACTCTCGTGTCGACGTGGTTACGCCTGACTATCTTTTTGGTAATTCTGATGCTCGATATGTCCGTAAGGATATTGATGATAGGGTTTCTTCTATACTTACTTTTCTTAATGGCGTTCACTTTGGCGATGACTTTGAGAAAGATCTTCGTGGTGCTGGCATTTATCGCGACGAACAAGGAAGTTGGCATATCGACACTGATTATATTCACGCACGAAAGAAACTGACAGCAGAAGAGGTGGAAGTGATGAAAACCTCTCACATTAAAGGCAAGGTGGTAAACTCTGCTGGTGGCTTTGTTATCTCACGAATAGAGAAGATTGCTGGTGCTTGGCGGTGCTATTTTGTTCAGCAGGATAGTGAGGGACGTAGGGTGTATAACTCAATGCAAGTGGATGACTTGGCTCTTTGTGAGACATTTAATCTCGTTGATAATAACGGACAAACAGCTAATCACTATTGGCATAGGCGTGTTGTTGAGGTTGGAACGGATTATGTCGACATTGCTGATAACACGAATGCGGAAAACTATGCAAGTGGTAGCGATGTTCCACAGGTAGGTGACGAGGTGGTGCAGTTGGGTAACCTTACAGTTAAGGAAAGGCAGAGTGCTATCATACAGTCAGCTGCTGGTGAGGGTGCGCCTTACTTTAAAATTATAAAGGGTATCAATTCTTTTATCCTCCCTCCTCCTATCTTCTTATTTGATAAGCAGAACTTCGAGATACGTGTCGAGAATCCTGCTAAAAGTGGCGAATATATCCCCTTGCAAGCCTTCTTAGATTCTATGCAGGGGCGCATTAATTCTGTTCAGCAGCAGGCGGACAAGCAGCTTGTTATTTGGTTTGGTGATGCCGTTCCAACACTCACCACTGAACCTGCTAACGAGTGGACAGACGATGCGACAAAAGAGATGCACGTGCATGACATTTACTATAATCGAAGCTATGCAGAGACTGGTGGCGGTAGGGCGTATTCATTTGAAAAGAATCCTGACAACACGTATTCATGGCACGAGATTACGGATGCTGATGTATTGAAATCGCTTGAAGCAGCTAAGCACGCACAAGACACGGCAGATGGTAAGCGTAGAATGTTCGTGCAAGAACGGCCTGTTCCGCCATATGACAAGGGCGACCTATGGAGCAATGCTACCTTAGAAGAGTATAAAAACGACTTACTCGTATGTGTTCGTCCCAAGGCAGCAGGCGAAGAGTTCAATATCGTGGATTGGCAGGCAGCACAGGAGTTTACTACGAAGCAGTTTGAAACCTCATTGAAGGTTGGTGATAAGTCAATCTCAGCCGTTGTGACAGACTTGCGGACAGGACTTAAGCGTGTCGGATTCACTCTTAATGGTGAGAATAGTACCTTTGACATTGTAGCAGACACCTTCAAGGTGGTTACAACTACTGGGAAAGTTCCTTTCTTTACTGATGGTGAAAAGCTTAATGCTTATTTTATTGATGCAAAGGAAATAGTAGCTAAAGGTATCAAGGCGCAGACTATCGATGCGAAAGGAGCTACTTTTCAAAATATCACCGTTACTGGTGATAGTACATTTGAGGGTACACTCAAAGGCACAAGTGGCTCGTTTACTTCGTTAGATTGCCTTGACGGTACTAATAAGGTTGGAGGCATTAGATTCGGGACTATGGGAAAGAAAGGCTATATGGCTTTTACAGGTGATTTTGGAATGTTGGGCGAAACAACGGGTGACATTCGTAAGCGTTTCCATAATTTTTATGCAACTAACATTTATTGTAACAGTCAGTTCGGGCATAAGTCAAGGGTCTGTGCGGTTGTGAAGGACGATGAGATGTTTGTTTATAACGATGGACATATTGAAAATGGTATTCGTATAGGTTTAACTTTTAACCATATAATTATAAATGGTAGAAACATTAATTATTATAGAATCCCAATGTATTCTCCTGGCTTCGGGGGTGAATCTGGAGAGATTTTGGATATTGATAATCCAAAGGCTCAAAAGGGTTCGCAAACCTATTTTGATGAACTTCCAGTAGGTGTCCCTATTGATGTTATTATATTCAATGGTACTAAGAATTTCTGTTATGAATTTTTTGGGATGGGATATGGCAAGCAGTGGACGGTTATTAATGGCAATGATAGTCAAGCTGTGTACATTTTTGACCATCGAGAACTTCGTAAGTTTGAAGGTGGGTATGTGTTTGAATATATGTACGTAAATCCACATTGGTTAACTCCTGAGAAGAGTAATGATAATCTTGGTGCAGGCGTATTCTATACGGCTGGTATTGATTTTGACTGGTAAGAACATTATTAATTTAAAATAAAATAATATGAAAAAACTTTTAGATTGTATTTACAGGGTTTTCGAGAAGTTCGCTGCTATTGGTAGCGACAAGTACTTACACCTCATTGCAGGTCTTATCGTAGCATTCGTGCTTGGTAGACTGTTTGCTAACGTTGAAGCGTGGGCGTATCCTGCTATTGTTGGTGTGTTGCTGCTAATGGTGGCAAAAGAGTGTGTTGATTATTACATCCGTAAGGAGCAGTTCGACTGGAAAGATGTAGTTGCTGGTCTGGTGGGTGCGTTTGTCGGAGTCTTAATGTGTCTGCTATGAACTATTTAGAACAATTCAAATACGTAATGTGTAGTGTCATCAGCGGAATGCTGAGCTTATTCTTTCCCATACGGGACTTTATGTATGCTATGTTGATTGTGTTCGGTGTCAACTATATCTTCGGATTAGTTGCAGGACTGAAACATGGCGAGGAGTGGAATTTGAAAAAGTCAATGGTGTTCTTCTATCATTGTTGTTTATTCTTCGTAATGTCAGCTTCTATCTTTATTACAGGCTATTTCCTCCACGCTGGGGAAGAGACACTCGGAGTTGTAAAGGCATTGTGCGGTGTGGCTATCTGGTTTTACTCGACAAACATTGTCCGAAATTGGAGGATGATGCTCATTGAGGATACTACCATGTGGAAAGTAGCCGGCTTTGTATATTACGTTCTGACACTGAAAGCGATAGACAAAGTGCCGTTCCTTAGTGAGTATCTTAAGAGTTCGCACGTTAATGTAGATGATGATAAACCAAAGTTTGATTAGAGTATGGCAAATTTCTCAATAGCGGAGCTGGTACAATCCAGCACTGCTGAACAACTCAAGATAAACAATAACCCTCCTTCTATTGTGAAGGTTCATCTTACCGAAACGATTACTCTTTTAGAGAGTATTCGTGTAGAATGGGGTAAGTATTGCGAGGCTCACAAACTCGAGAACCCTGCTATCCGTGTAACAAGTGGCTACCGCTCACCAGAATTGAATAAGGCTGTAGGCGGTGTGAAAAACTCTGCACATGTAGAGGGCTACGCTGCTGACTTGCAACCTGTCAATGGTAAGCAGGCAGAGTTTGAACGCTTCATGGCTAACGAGTTCTCCAAGAAGGGGTACGCATTCGACCAGATTATTATCGAGAAATCTAACACATCACGTTGGGTGCATGTAGGCTATAAGCGTGCAGACGGGAAGCAACGCAGACTGTGTTTCACATTAAAGGTGTAGTTATGGACGACAAAGAAATTAAATACTACGTGTATTCAATGTTAATCCTTATTGGATTACTTGCACTTACGGCTCTCTGCCTCACAAGCTGTTCACATAGAGTGTATGTTCCTGTGCAGTCTATTCGCACAGATACTATCTACATGTCAAGGAAGGATAGCGTACATATCAAGGATAGCTTAATCACTCGACAGGTGATAAACATCCGTGATAGTGTCGCTATTCATGACAGCGTTGTTATCATCAAGGACGAGCAAGGCAACATCAAGGAGAAATTGATAGTTCGTTATCGTGATAGATGGCATGCAACTCAGGACAATCTGACGCTTCAAAGATTGATTGACCGCTACAAAGCAAGCAATGACAGCTTGCGTGCAACTAAGAAGGAACACATCGAGGTTCCTAAGGTCATTGAACGAGAGTTAAGTAGGTGGCAGAAGATAAAGATGGATGTTGGAGGTTGGGCTATCGGTGCTCTTTCTGCTACTCTGTTAGCTGCTGTTGCTTATATCATTATTTGGCTTCTGAAAAAGTATAGGCGGATTTAATGAAGCACATCAAGGTATATATCACAGAAAGTCGCACAAAGGATAATCGCTTCGTACAAGCTTCTATCCGTGGCATCGAAGACAATACGGGTGAGAGTTATTCTTCCTCTCACCCTAAACTTCTTCAAGACATCATCTGTCACGCTCTATCTCTTGCGCACGGTGTCGAGGTAGAGGGTAACAACGCATTTACTTATACATTCCCATTCAAGCTATCTTAATATGACGATAGAAAAACTCTACTTAGAACATAAACAGACAGGCGGACGACTGACCGCTGATGAGTTTAACAAGTTGCCCGAGAAGGTCAACGAGTTAATCGATGCACAGAACTCTGAGGAGGAACGTGTGAAGAAGACTATTGCGAAGAACCGCCCTACCCTTGGACAGATTTCAAACGTAAATACTGAAGTTGACGAACTCACGTCCGAGACATGTGTACTCGTATGGAATGGTGATCAGTGGGTCCCTATGAAACTGTCTGAACTTAATATTGGACAAGGAGGTGGAGGACAGCAGCAAACTATCCTCTATTATCTCCGTGCTGTCAATCAATCTCCTTCTACTACGCTCTCAGCCTCTAAGTCAGCAGGCGAGTGTACGATTAAGTTTATGTTCGTGTCTCGCACTAAGGATGTCGGACAGTCGGATTATATTGATAGCGGTGAGTGGGGAACATACGAAATCTTCGCTAAGGCTGGCGATGGAACTTTCGTTAGTAAGGCTCGTGGTAGATGTCAGTCTAATACGATTACCACTGTTGATGTGTTCAAGTTCCTTGAGAGTGGTCAGAATAACATCATGGTGAAGATCACGGGTGAGGTGACGGGGCAAACCTCCCCTGCGTTGGTGTATTCGATTACGCTGTCTGCACTCTTCCTTTCTATCTCCGAATTCAATTGGTGGAAAGCCTACCAGGGAGATATTGTGCTGCCGTGTTATATCAGTGGTAACATCTCGAAGACGCTGCACGTGAAAATTACGGGTGAAGGATACGAACAGACGTATGAGCGACAGTTCGGAACTGCAACCTATACATCTTCGCCTGTCGCTTACACCGTTCCATTTACGAATAAGACAGGTCTTTTCCATCTGTCTGCTTGGCTATCGAATGAAGACAACACCGTTCAGACTACTCCAGTAGGTTACGACTTTATGGCTGTCGCTAATAACGAAGCTGTGAAGATGGTAGTCGTGAACAACAAGGCGGAGAAGCTACTTAACTGGTACGAGAACAAAGTACTTGAATATGCTGTTTATGATGGCAAGGCTGTTACGACACCACTCTCAATCTTGATGAAGAAGGATAATGAGGTGCTGCAAGAGAATGTATCAGAGAATACATTGACACAGACAAAGATGCAGTACACGCTTTCGCTTGAGGTCGAGACGATTGATAACTCTGATTTCACTGCGTTAATTGGGTTCAGAACTCACCCAACAGACGAGGTGCGACTACGTGATGCGATTCCTTTCCCTGTGGATAACTCGCAAGGTTATTCAGCTACAGCAGGAGCGGTGTTCTATTTCAATGCGAAGAATAGAAACAACACCGATACCGACCGTAATGTCCTCCGCAATCTTATCAACTCAGATCATATCGGTTCTGAGTGGCAGAACGTCGCCTTCTCACGTGACGGCTGGGTGACGGACGACGAGGGAGCACGCACATTGCGTTTGCTCGCTGGCTCAAGGCTTACTATTGGTTACAAGCCATTCGCAAAAGAAGCAGCACAATCAGGCAAGACGATTGAGATAGACTATCAGATTAACAACACGTCAGACTATGATGCAGAGTGTATCTCTATTGCAATGCCCTATCAGAAGGGTTATATAGGTTTGAAGGTGAAGCCATCTTCTATTATGTTCGCAACCCGAAGCGAGCGTAATGCAGATGTTCAAGCGATGAACACTGACGATGGCGTGCGCATTCGCCTGGCATTGGTGATTTCTCCTAAGAAGTACACATACGTCTTGAATGGTAATACCTATTACCTTAACCTCGTCTATCTTTATATTGACGGTGTGGAAGCTCGCAAGTTCGCTTACTTGCTTACTGACTCTATGCAGATAGGTACTGGTGGAGGTCTTGTCATCGGCTCGGATAAGGCGGATGTCGACCTCTATTCCATCCGTATCTACGACAGCGCAATGGATGCTGCTAACGTACATCAAGACTATATCAACGCCTTGTCGACCGTAGGTGAGAAGAGTGCCGAGAAGTTGGATAATGACATCTACGATACGCTCGGAACTACAGTTGACTTCGATAAGGTGCGTGGTAAGGTGAACGTGTTTACTTTCGACAAACCTTTGCCTGCGTATGAGTATGGTAAATCATATCGTCCTAAGGGTACACTGGAGATATATCCTAAGGATGGAAACACCAATCTTAATCGCTTGACGATTACCAACCTCCAGTTGCAAGGTCAGGGTACATCATCTATGTTGTACTATTTATGGAACTGGAAGGCAAAAGTCGCTAAGGACACGACCATCGTGTATGAGGACGGACAAACGGCACAGAAAAAGTTTGAGCTGTTCAAGAACTTACCTAAAATCTCTAAGCTGACAGGAAAGAAGAATATTGCTTCTTCAATGCAATATCACAAGATGGGTTCTGTAAACTCATTTACGGATCTATGGAAAGCAGTCGGTCTGACCAATGAGGGAATAGAACAGGACAGCAAAGCACGAGTATCTATATACCAAGAGACCTTCGTAGGATTTGAAAAGCAAACGGCAGAGGACGGAACAGTGACGTATAAGTTTGTCGGTCTGTTTACGGTTGGACCTGACAAGGGCGACGCAGCAACCTTCGGCTACGATAAGGACCTTTTCCCAGACCTCCTATCTATTGAAGGCTCTGACAACTCACCACGTATTACTTTGTATCAAGTGCCTTGGGATAAAAGGCGCATCCGCTACAACACGGAGGAAGAAGCGTATCAGTACCAAGTATCTGAACTCTCTTGGGAAAACTGCTTGGACTTAGATTACGCTAATCTCCCTGTGGATGATAAGTCAACAGCAGAAGACGAAACACGTCAGCGTGCAGAACAGCTTGTAGAGTCGTATATCACTGCTTACAACATCATATATCAGTGCGATACGTTTATCGAGCCTTTCAATGGAACGCTCGACGAATTAAATGCTGACCCACACTCAACACATATCGAGTATTGGATAGCAAAGCAGGGCGACCCAAACCAATACAACCTATACTATTACGATAGCTTATATAAGCGTTTCTGCCCTTCAACACTCGACAGCGGTGTGTCGGTGGTTAATCTCCGTCAGCAGTTAGTTGGTGACAAGTACGGACTAACCGAGGCGATATTCAACTCGGTTAGTGATGCTGCTCAGCTCAATGAGCTATTCAAGTCAGCACGTATTCAGAAGTTCCGTGCTGAGCAGCCACAGGACTGGGACATAATGGACCTACTTTTTCATCAGTCATACGGAGAAATTAAGGCTGCGACGGATAACTGTGCAAAGAATACATATCCGTATAACTTTAATGTAGAATAGATATGGCAAAGAGTAAATGGAAACTTCGTCAGGATGACCTTGATACTATCCTGGCAGTAATTAATCAAGGTTTAATGAAGAAACCATACTGGGTAGAGTTTCACGACACCTATGCTGACGGCACACCAGTATGGAATGGTGAGAAGTCCGTACTGTGGAACCTAATGGAGCAAGCATATCCAGAGGAGCGTGCGCAAATGATGCGTCGTATGCTTGCGAAAATGGAGGAACTCGGAGGGCTACAAAAGGGTACGCACCAGCAAAAGCTGTTTGCATACTTCGAGAAGTATTACTTCTCTGTAATTGACAATTTCTCTTCTATGTTATACAATGAAGATGGTAAGCTGTACGAGAAAATGAAGCTTGCCATGCTGCAAGGTAAATACACGAACGACACCGACCCACTGGGTCAGTCGCTTGGTGATGGAAAGTCGCCTGAGGTGGCGTGGGTAAAGAAGCGTATTCAGTACCTAATGAGCAAATACTCATTCGGTGATTATGACGCAAAGACTGCAGAAGGTGCAATCACTGTGCGTACCTCTGCACAGGCGGATGCTACAACAAACTCAATCATTCTGCGCCTGACACCTGCAATGAAGCTGTACCCTACGATTGCATATGGTACCACAATCATGCGTGGTGCTCGCACAGATGCAGGAAAGCCTTGCGAGATAGTTGTAGACATTAACGGCACATCCGACCAGCAACTCTCTGTTAAGTCAGCTGACTATCTGCTCGATATAGGCGATTGGTCTTCCTATGTCATCAATGGTGCGCTGTCAATCATTGGTAAGCGATTGAAGCGTCTTAAGTTAGGAGATGAGAATGAGCAGAAAGTGAAGATACTTATATCTTCGCTTACGCTTGGTAACACAACATCGCTCGAGGAGATTGACGTACAGAACATATCTACGCTCGGAGGTGCGCTCGATATGCGTGCTAATTATCGTTTGCGTAAATTCCTCGCTGGGGGGTCATCTCTTACCGAAGCACACTTCGCTGATGGTGGTGCGCTGGAAGAAGTCGACTACTCTGCTTCCACGTCATACGTTGAGTTGAAAAACCTCGACAAGCTGACAAATGAGAAGTGTAACACAGAGGCGTGTGCTCCTAATGTTATGAGTTACTTCGTGAGTGGTTGCGACAATCTTCAGCCAGTCAAGAAACTTATCGACATCATGGATGCGCAGGTAGGGCAAGTTCCTCACGCCCTGCGTTACGTGCGCTGTGTGGGCTTCAATGAGACTTTCACCGACGGACGCACCTTTGATAAGCTATCTCAGTTAGTCGATGGCACATATCAAGGAATAGATGCAGAAGGTCAGTACGGCAATGACCCTTATCCAGTGCTTGATGGTACAATCAACCTCACCACAGGTGCATATCGTGACACCTACGATGCACTGATGACTCATTACCCAAAACTTAAATTGAACATCGCTAAGTGGTGGATTCGCTTTGAAGACCCAGAGGTGAAGCGCATTTGCGTGGAAAATTGGGACAAAGACGGTGACGGAGAGCTCTCTATGGAGGAAGCAGCAGCCGTTAGTTCCATCGGGACTATCTTTTCAAAAGCAAATATATCGTATTTTGACGAGTTTAGATTTTTCCCAGTAAAACATATGAA